ATACGCCATCTGTAGCAGAGCCAAAAGAATCTGCTAGCAAGTATAAGCACAAGCGGATGGATGTAAACTGAGAAATAGATAAATGCTGCCGATACCCAATTCTCCTTAAACCATACGCACATTTCTTTTTCATGAGACGCAAATGTTACCATGCATGCAATATGAAAAAGCATGATAAACAGAGGCATCACTTCACAATAATACTTAAACCAAGTGAGTAGCTTTACGCTGTAGCCTCTACCTGCAAGGATAATGACGTTTATCATTTCGCTAACGTCCATGTCCTTAAACATTACTCTTGACAACTGTACAACACCGACTGATTGAACTAACCGTTGGACTTCATCTTCTTCCTCTTTAGTCATAAATTCTTCTCCTTTTGTTTTATTATTTGTCCTTAGTTCCTCATTCTTAATAATAAGGAAAGTGCTGCAAAAATAAACAATTCTGCACAAAAATATTTATTTTGAGCAAAAATTTAAAGTTAAACTTTGCTAAAGTAACAATCTGAAAGTAGATGGCTGTAAAAATAGCGTTAGAACGGTTTCCTTACCAAATTCTAACGCTATTAGTGTTTATCCTATCACAACATCAAGGGTCTCCATATCAGCGAACTTCAAGCCGCAATCTTTCGCTGCCTTGAACAACTCCTTCTCGTTAACTGCCTCGATGGCTACCTCTACCTCCTTGTCGGCAAGTTCCTTGAAATACTTCTCGGTCTTCTGCTTCTGATTGAAGAAGTACTCATTGACCTCAGCGAACTTGGCTGAATCGTCCTTGGTGTATTCGTAGCCCTCATCGGCGTGCTTCTGCTCCAACTGCTGGCACTCCTGAAGCTTGCACTGCATCTCCTCGAACTTATCGTCCTTCAAGCTCTGCTGCGCTTCCTCCACATCCTTGTCGTAGGTATCGGCTACTTGGCGCAGTGCCTTCATATTCTTCCAAACTCGCATAGCGGCATCATCGCTCATTGATGATGTCTTCAATGCCTTCAATGTTCTGTAGGCTGTAACAGCCTCGATTGTCTTAATCTTTTTCATAATTGTTTCTTTATTTTTATGTTATACAATATTCTTCGTCAGATTGCCATAGCAGAATATCTTTCCTATTAACACTGCAAAGTTAAGAAAATAATTCCGAATAGCAATGCAGGAGGAGCAAAATTTACGAATTTAAAATTAACTTCCCCATGTTGGATAATCACTAGGACGTAATGTGTCTGCTTTCTCGGTGAGAACGTAAACCACAAATACGTTTCTAGCACATTTATTATATTAAGAACATCTACGTTTTAATGCATAATATAACTACCTCCTGGAGGAACTTGTTTCCATCCACCATCTATATTAATTTCAAAAGATAATTGACACATTTGTCCATAATATCCTCCTTCATAAATATTATCAAATCTTATATATACTTCAATATAATCTGTTCTATCACCTTCAGGAATAGTTACAGAACCTGTATTTTGACCAGAGCTATTAGATACATAACCTCTTCCGTATGTTGTCTTATTACTAGTAGGCATACGAAAGGTCTGATTATTACCATAAGTACAAACACTTCTAAACATACCATCAGTAACTGTTAATGCAGCATCAGGAAGTTTATATATTTTAGCTTTACAAATACAAGTAGCACCAACTAATTCTCTCAACGATGAGAAATCAACAAAACCACTAGAACCACTTTTAATACTTTCCATATTAATTTGTCTAGGATAATATTTAAAACTAATAGCACCTGGAAGAGATATGAAAATTATTTTTGTATCATCATATAAAGTTGCATTACGAGTATATGCTAAAAAAGGTACAATATCAATAACTTTATCTCCACTACCTATATCAAAAGTTATTTCTCTACCAGCATATATATAATCTGTTGGTTTTTTACAATTACCAACATAATAATTTTTATAAATCTTATCAGTAGTATTATATGGTGAATCATAACGAATTTGAATCCAAAAAGACCAAGCTAAAGATAAATCAGTTATTATATCATCCATAGTAAGATTTGTGTTATTATCCACATGTGTATTCATATATAATACACAATTAAATTTACGAATTGAAGAATAATAAACTTCAACGGTATTATATTGAGGAAGAGAAGTCAGAAATGTATTGCTTTTTGCTTTACTATTATAGTTTCTAAAATCACTTAATCTATAAGGAGAATTAGCACCACCTTTTGGAAAATGTTTTCCTGATACCATTGTAGTTGTATCACCATGAATACCGCCAGTTGCACCATATATATTATCTACATAAAGGTTGTAACAACCATTAATTGCAAAACCTTCTCCTCCATAATTATTACGTAAGTTCTTATAAGTATCCATAGGTATATTCATACCACAACGAACAACACAAGTATATTTACTATATGAAGATGTTGCTTTTTCATCAGAGTCTTCTCTAATAGGATATTCTTTAAATTCACCTTTACAATTAATAGGCTTATACTTACTCCATATATTTATATTTTCACTCTTACAAAGAGTAGCAAGGTCATTGCTACTCTCTCCAAGAGCTTGTTTAACATCATCAATACTAACAGGAGCACTAATAATTCCAGTTTCACTATTGTAAGACATAATCTTTATTTTTTTAATATTCAACTTCAGTTCCTTATTCTGTTACAACTTCTTTAGTAACAACTCGCTCTACTGTTACATTGAACACTAGGCAAGGCAGCTCTATAAGAGCCACCCTGCGTTAATGCTTACTCTGCTGCCTCGCTTGCCATATTAGCAGCGATAGCGGAATTAACCTCCTTAATCAATGCTGATACCTCACTTAGCTTGCTCTGCGGAACACCGCTGATGTTGTAGGTCAGTTCGCTGCCGTTGGAGCTAGCGTTGGCATTGCCGAGATAATTACCATTTGGGTCACCATAGATACTCATATTGATGCTCTCGATGTTGCCACCCGTCTTGTCAACATTGTACGTGATTTCTACTCGATAGCCGCCCTTGGTGTAAGTGGCGGTTGTCTGTTCACTCTTCTTGTTAATCTTTAAATTCTCCATTTTCTAATCTAATTTAATGAATTAATATTCTTGTTATCTAATCTCTTCTTGTTGCAGTCTTCCTTATCTCCACTCAATCGCTGAACCTCTGATTCGAGGAAGACCACCCGAGCCTTCAACCTGCTGACCTCATCGCCCACCTGCTCGATAGCACCGAATGCCGTTGCAATCAGCTTCGGAGACCAGTAGTTTATCTTGTAGTAGCCCTTCTCGTCCGTCTCAACGATGTCCTTTAAGTGAGGGTTACACAAGACGTGCTGGGCAATCCAACCGATAGACCTTGTGTTGTCCTTCTTCCAAGCGAAGCCATAAGTGCCACCCATTGCCTTGATGATACCCAAGTAGTCCAGCTTCCGCAAATCCTGCTTCAAGCGGATGTCAGAAGATTGATAAGCTGTAACTCCACCTTTAGCAAGAATGCTATTAGGGAAGTAAGTATTCATATTATAATCGAAATTATATATATGACCTGTATGACCCATAAATCTATCAGTAGGAAATGAATACTTAGTAAAAGAAAATATTCGTATTTTATTTATTACAGTATTACGTAAAGCAGTAGTCTTTTGGTCATGTTTAAATTTAAATCTAATATATCTATGATTATTAGTTCCTAAACCATAACCTGTATTACCTTTAGATAGATTTATATAATTAACTTGATTCCATCCATCCATATGTTTAGTAAAAGTTTCAACTACAGCACCACTATTGTTTAGTATTTCTACAGTACAAATAGTATCAATACCTTTCGATATATCAACACTAGCAAAATAAGCTTGAGTATAACAACTAGCAGAAATATAAAATGAAACTATCAATTCGTTCTTTTTTACTTGAGCTAATTTCTCAGCATCATTATTACCAGTGATAACATTATAACCTAAGTAAACTTGAGTTAAACCTGCATTACTAGCATATAGATTAAATTTAGCATCATTACCCATAGAATAATTAGTCCAACTATTACCATTATCATTAGAATATTGTACAGTTACTTGATTAACTTGTATACTATCAGTAATAGCAGTAATTCCAGAACATAAAGCATCAGCTGAAACATAACAACTAGTTCCTTTATTATTAAATTCATAATTTGCAGGTAGTATACCTTTATTAGATATTAAACCATCAACTGATAAATTACCATTAATAGTAGCAGCACCTGAATAAATATTTTTAAAATAAGCATTACCATCTTGTCTTATAGACCAAAGACTAGAATTAGTTTGACTACATATATCTTGAGTACATACCCAACCAGAATTATTAGCATTACCTAAATATAAATTACCGCCACTACCTCCAATTCTAGCTCCACTATCAGGAGTTACAGTTTTAATACCTGCAAGTCTAAGCGTACCATCACTTTGTGGACTATTAGCATTAAATATAGAACCATCAGCTATACCAAGATAAATAGTTTTATCAGAATGAGTATATTTAAGTCCAGCCCATTGATTCCAGTCCCAAGCAGTTTCACCAAAACGAATAGCTTTACCAGTATCAAATACTATTTGACCTGCAATGGCACTAATCCAAGCAGGGTCATCAGAATCGCTTAGTATTATAGCTTTATCTTTATAAATAGTTCTAATACTAGCAGTGGAATAAATATCACCTGCAACATGTAGTTTATAAGCTGGAGTATCAGTTCCAACACCTAAATTACCACCAGCATGATTTGTTATAACGTGTTTAGCTCTATAATAATTAAGATATAAATTATCGTTACCATCACAATCAATAGTTTGAGTTCTAGATTCACTATTTGTATTAAGACCAATCCAAACTCCATTAATTTTCATACCTTTAGTTCCGCTGAACATACCATTAACATTACCAGTACCATCAAAACTTTGACCCCATATAGTTCTAGGAGTTTGAAGTTTGGTTGCAGAAGCTACGTTGTCATGTAAATAAGCAAGATAACCAACCTGAGTTGCAGTAGTAGTATTTATACCATGCATTATTCTAATTCTTCCACTAATTCCTATATCAAATCTAGTTCTCCAAGTAGAATAGCCTTGTATATTAATTATATCACCATAGCTTTCATGAAAATTATTATGTCCCTCATTAGTATGAGCCCAACCATAAACTCCAACTCCATCCTTAGTTACAGATGCATCTCCATACTCACCTCTATATCTAAGAAATGAACTTTCATGATAACCATCTACAGTATCGGCATTTCCAGCACTACTAGCGTAATTAACACTAATGTTACTAACACTTTTTGTAGTTCCACCAACTGTTATACTAATACCTTTATCAGAATTAGATATAGCAGTGAGAAGACCGCTAGCGTGAATTCCATCAAGTTTATCAGCATTACCTATAGAAACATTACCTAATGGTATAGGTCTAATATGCTTGCCATCATTATCCCATATAGCTAAATAATTTCCAGCTGTATAATTAGTAGACCAATCCATATGAACTCCGTCTACAGTGTCAGCATTACCTCCATTAGCTGGAAGAGAAGTAGGTATTTCTTCATATTGAGCTATTCTTTTCCAATCTTGCCAAGTACCATTATTTTTTCCTCTAACAAATAATCTACCGTTTCTATAGTCTTGTGCTATTTGACTAACCCAAGTACTATTATAAGCTTGAGAATAAATAGAACCGTCATTAGTAGAAGCACCTAAATTTGTAGAAGGACCATTACTTGTATAATATGTATGAGAATTATAAGTTATATTGTTAGCATTATGTTCTCCAGTACTACCATTTCCAGATACAAAAGATGCACCAGAAAAATTATAAGTACTATTGTTATCGCTTAAATTTATAGTAGTAGTACCACTTTGATTTACAGTAAATCTACCTTTTTCACTTCCAGCTTGATTAATAACGATTGTGCCATTACCTACACTAGGTAAGTCAGTCTTCTTAGCATAATCTGCAAGACTTTGATGACTAGTAAGATAAGTACCTAAATTAACAGCTGTACCTCCACTAGCTGCAATAATTTTAGTAGTACCATTGATTATTACACTATGAGTATGACTAGTTGCCGACTTACCACTAAGAAGTGAATCTACACTACTTTTGGTATAATAGTTAGCAAGACTTTGGTGAGAAGTTAAAAATGTAGCACCTTTAGTAAATGTAATACCCTTTCCGCTTTTAGATACAGACGTGATAGCATTCCCACTTCCACTTACAGATATTGCATTAACGTAACCATCAAGTGACTGATGACTAGTTAAGAACGTACTACCTTTAACTACGCTGATAGTAGTACCATTCTTGGTGACAGACGTAACCGCATTACCGCTACCGCTGACAGAAATAGCAGTAGCACTACCACCTTCCAAGCTGGAGATACGAGAATCAAGAGCCTTGATGGAGTAGGCAGAGGCAATCTCAGACAGCGATTCGCTAGTAAGCTTCAAGGCATTTGAATAACTCTTCACACTGCCGTTCAAGCCGCCACCACCGCCCGTGGTAGATGCTCCTGCTCCGTATGCGGTAATACCACCAAGAGCATAGAAGTTAGCTGCTTCCTTTCCAGCAGCGTCCTTGGATAGTCGAAGGGCATTGTTGGCACTATCATACGATAGATAGATTCCACCAATTTTTAAGCTGCCTTCGGTTGTCACGTTACCCGATACGTCAAGATGAGTGAAAGGCTTCTGTGGGTCGATAGATAATACGTTTGCCAGCTTTGTTGTGTCGGTCGTTCCGCTCTTCCATACAGGAGCAAAGAGAGCGAGCTGTACACCAACATTATTCTTGTTGATAATGAAAGATGTCGGGTCTGCGTGCAAAGTACCGTCTGCGTCCCACCAAAGGTTGCCGTTGGCGAAGTAGCCAGTTCCGTCAAAGCGTAGGAGGGACTTGGCAGCAATTTTCTTCTCTTCCTCTGTTGTCGTGGAGGCTTGCTTGTCGATAGCCTTTCCACCTAACCAAAGGGCGATGCCATTCTCCTTCGTGTCCGCTCCATTGATACCTGCGGTAACATTTCCCTTATCGTTACGCAAGGCTATCAATGTAGAGAGGATAAGACCACCCTTGACTACTGTGTCTCCATCAACAAGAGCTGCCTTGATGTATTCAAGACCTGCCATATTGGTGATGAGCTTAGTATTGAGACCATCAAACAGATTAGACGTGATATAGTTGTTCGCCACACCCAGCTTGTCGTAGAAAGCCTTATAAGCATTCGTGAAGTTGGTATACTTCTGAGCCGCAGCCGCCTTGATGGTAGCCTTTCCATTTGAATCAGAAGCGTTGTATCTGCTTACGATGTCAGAAAGATAGGTAATGAGTTCATTTTTTGCGCTATCGAGTGTATCCTTAGCTGAAACCAAATCCGTTTTATAGGTCGTTTCTTTACCATCCTTATCCAACAAGAACTTAGAGCCAACAACATTATTATACGACTCAACGGCTGCATTATAATCGTCCTCCAGTCGCTTGCTATCCTGTGCGATAGCCGCAATCTCAGAACTATCCAAGTAGCCATCAGAGGTAAAAACATCGAAAGCCTTCTTATTGTCAGATACGGTCGTTCCGAGGGTAATCAAATTAGTTTGCGTGTTCTTAATCTCTTCTTGCGCCTTCTCAGCAGCTTTCTTTGCTTCCTCTGCCTTCGTGTCATCGGTATACTTGCTAGCCAATTTCCAATCGGCAATATCAAACTCTTCACCTTCTGCCTTGGAGGTGGAACACTTCAAGATTTCATTCTTGTAGGTACTGCCGTCAGAAGGATAAGTGGCATTGACCCACATATCATTCACGTCGTATGGTGGAACTGGCTGAGAGCCGAAGATACGTCTCTTTGATTTTGCATCTTTGAGTGCTTGGCTTGAATCTTCGAGTGCCTTGGTCAGTTCCGTGTCTGTGATGATAATCCACTTATAGGTAGAGCCATCCTTGGCAAAGCGGTATGCCTTGCCCGTCTTGTTGTCATAATACAAATCCCCGAGATGGTTTTTCATCATGTCCGTGTCCCATCCGCTAGCAGGTTCGGTCTTGAGTGTAGGAACGCCGTCATAGAACCAAGTCTCAATAGCTCCGTCTATCTGGTTTTGAAGGTCGGTAATCGTCTTCGATTTCTTGATAATGGTCTCAACGGCATTCTTATCCAAGCTCTTCTCGGTGATGTACTTATCCAAGGTCTTTCCATCGTAGGTGGACTTAATATCCAAGTCTCCCTTGATGGTTACTTTCTTCTTGTCGCTATCATACTTGACGTAGGAATCACCCTCGTAATTATTGGCACTAGTAGGTCGGTCTCCGAAGTACATATCTCCGTAGACGTGGAAGAAAGCCTTGTTCGTGGAATGGTTCACGCCATAGTCCACATACTCCTTGTTATTAAAGGTGTAGCCGTCAACTCCGTGATAGAGCGTTATGCAAGGGGAATAGGTGTCAACGGCAGAGAATACCAAGCAACTTTGCCTTGTGATGTCCGTTCTATTACCGCACTGATTCAAAATGTCATCAACCATAGGCTCATCGCTGGCTGCGTCCTTGTCGATGTCCGATAAATCCACATAATGATATTTCTTGCCATCTATCTCCACTGCCTCGGAAGACACACCGATGACTAGCCTCCAATAGTAATGGTTGCCTACGTTATGATACTTTCCTGCCGTAAGATTGAAGCTCTTGCTCCTTGCTTGGTCTCCAACCTTCCATTTATTCTCCACCTTTGAACCATCTTGCTCACCAAGGAAGTAGCATCTGTAAGCCTTCTGACTAACACCATCATAGGTAATATTCACCTCCTCAACCTTCAATATTCGGTTACTGCCTACTGGGGTAATGAACAATTCACCACCCAATGTGTCTGTATGCAATATTTCCAAGGTCTCGAAGATTGCTTTCATTCGGACTTGTAGATAATCTGTGGTTAGATGGGTGTTATCTAGTTCGTCAAGAGTCCAATCCCCGTTCGCCCCGACCTTCATTCCCTTCAAGAACTTCTGGAGCTTTTCCCAAGTGATAGTGCCTTTTGCAATGTCATCGAACTGCTTAGATATAAAATTATCACTTCCGTACTTCGCTATGAGTTTTCTTAGCTGGGAAACGGAATATCCACCTCCGTTACCGCTACTTCCTCCGCTCGCAATAATTGTCTGTACGTCTTCTTTGAGCTGCGTGATAGTGCCCTTAATTACTTGATTGCCTATTGTAATTGACTGAATAAAGTCGTAATCAATATTAGTCGATAGCTTCAACACTCTTGTCGCAAGCTCATATCCGTGTCCGTCCTTATACGTTATACTCTGACCGATTTGTAGTTGAGGGTTATCTTCCAAGAATACATCAGAATATGATTTAACCTCATAGTTATTCAAATCAGAGAGTAATCGCACAATCTCCTCCTTTGCTTTCTCTAACAATCTATTTTGAGCATCCTCGTAATAGATAGTATCAGCCATTGCAATATTATAGAGTACCGTGATATTACACTTCAAAGAAGGTTTGCTTTCTCCACGAGGAATGAGCATTTCTGCTTCATTTGTAGGTATAATGACCTCATTATCCTCTTGATAGATAATTTCGTAATCACCAGCCAATACTGAGAAATTACTATCACTAACATCATCTGACGTATGCGAGGATGATGCCTCTTTATGATAGATAAGTTCAAAGCCTACATATTCGCCGTTAGAGCCACGACCAGCAAGTGGAGTAGAAAGCGCACCCGTATTAAAGTTTGGTTCAAATGAGCATCCGATATTCTTACCATTGATAAGCAAATCATCTGTAACCTCAAAGTCATACCAATAATGAGTAACCCCATCATCAACTGTTGTATTGATAATTGTCTTTCCTTCTACTTTTTCTGTAGTAGGATAAGCCAATTTCATATACCATACTGTAAAGGTCTTGTATTCCTTAACCGAGCCATCAGCATTATAAGAAATAGGTATTTTCTTATTATTATCATCAAGCACATACTTAACTCGCCCACGTACATTATATACATAGGTATTGAGCGAAGGATAAATCTGAGAAAAATCAAGCACCTTCGTAAAGAGAGGTTCTTTCGTTTTATCCGCTCTAAGGTCAAGGGTAGAATACTTATCAATAGAGTAGGAGCGTTCCTTTCCGTCTATTAATATTGTACCATTGCCCTCATCTAATTGCAGACGAATATCGCCAGATGAAACATTCTCACCTTTGCTATTTACTTGTGTAATATTTCTTGTACCGCCGAAGATAGAGAAAGCGTTATAGTAGCCTTCTTTGCTATTATTGATACTTGGTACACCTACATTCTTTCCAACCTCTAAAACAACAGGAGTTGCGCCGATTAAGACCTTACCGATGTAGATAATTTCATCATCATAGTCAATATGCCATTCGCAGTTATCTCCGATAGCATTTGTAATTGCTGTAAGTGCAGAAATAAAATCGTTATCGCTGAATGATACATTGACAGTATTTGCCGTTACATTTGAAAAGATAACTTTCCATCCGCATTCGCCAAACATTAAATCCTTGTTAAGGAAATTAGCTATCTTACCGCTAAGAACGGATGTTGTACCTACGAAAGACCATACATTTTGCTTTACCTCTACATTCTGTGAATTACGAGTATAGATAAAGAATGGGGTCTTAGACAGAATCATCTTCGGGTGCTGAAACTGAGGAGTGTACTTCCAAGAACATTCATCTGATTGAGTAGGCTCATACGATTCCAAGAGAAGGAACTTCCTAGTAACCTCTCTTACCTTATCTATCTTATATGTATAATTGATATATGCACCAACGGGCAGAATAACCTTCTCAGCAGCAGAGAAAGACAGAGAAATGTAATCTGACTTAGACATTTCCTGTTCTCTCTTCGCTGCTGATGTTACTTCTGCTTGCATCAGCAATTTATCGTTAATATCAAATATCTTAATCATAACTTAATTCTATTATTCGGGTTATACTCCGTTAATTTGAGTACAAATTTACCTCTTTTTAGACCATAATCACCAAACTGCGAGCATTGCGTGTAAACAAGTTTGAAAACCCTCTTTAGGCGAGGAACTTTCAAGCAAAACTCACCCGAATAAGCTATCTTATCAAGGAAAGCCTCATACTTCTGTAAGTAATCTTCTTCTGAACTACCTTCAAGGAAGAAAGAGATACTTACATCACGCTTATCTTTTTTGGCATACTTCGATGTAGCGATAACCGATTGTCCATGTTCCAATCGACTATCGTTAGTTATATAGCTTTTTACTGGGGCAGGGGTCAGCAGAGCTTCTCGCCAACCCCTTACCAATGTAATACCGAAAGTATCAAGGTCAACGTAAGCAGAATCCGCTTCATCGACCAATTTAATAAAAGCATCATTCTTCATAACTTAATACTTATCTTTCATTAATTTATACATATTTGCGATGTCCTCACGTATCAATATAATAGGTGCAGTATTCTTATTGATTGCTTCCAACTGCTGTAATCCTTGATACTGAATATCTCGTATCTCAGAAATATCCCATTTTATCTGTGCAACATCAAGTCGCACGTAAGATGTATGTTCAGCTATCGTCTTACGAATCTCATTACCCTGCTCTATAGCAATCTGCATCGCATAGCCGATACCGATAAGGCTGCTTCCTTGGTCTGCGGTGATAGCCTCAATACCCTTACCCGTTGCTGTCTGTTCGGAGGTAGAAGTATCCTTGATAAGACCAGCCTTAATCATTGAATCTCTCCAAGATATTACATAATCAGCATATTTCTCATTTTCTCTTCTAATATTTGCAGCTTCATCCTCATCAATATTTCCATCACTAGCAGCATCAGCAACCATCTGATAGATATTTTTCAGCCTTGCTTTATTCGCCTCTGAGTTCATAAAAGAATCCACAATAGCATTAGAGATAGTTTCATTGATAAAATCTGCAAAATCGGTTGTTTCTTTTTTACAATCTTTTATCATAGATGAATAACTATCCTTAAACCCACTCCAAGAATATCCTGTTAATTTTTGATTTAATGCGTCAGTTAATTCTTCAAGTTTACCTGCCTGCTCAATATAATCATTAACAAGACTTTGTGGATTTGCCTGTCCTTTACTTCCTGCATTAAAGAAATTCGACCACGCTTCTGGTGCATAATCTCTTAACGCTTTAAGCATTTCAGGAGATAGATTCCATACATCGCTCGCAGAACCTACAGATGTATTGAAGCCTTGTGCTCTTAATGTATTATTAAAAGCATTTAACCATGCTCCTTTATTATCGTTTGCATGGCTATTAAACGAAGAACGACCTCCAAGACCTAAGAAACCATGTCCCGTGTTTGAATATTCTCTTGCACGGTTTTTTATCTGCTGTTGCTGATTTTGGTTATATTCTTTCTGAGCCGCAACCGCTTTCTTGTAAGCTTCAACTGATTGTTGATTGGTATTATCATCGCCTCTAATTGATTCGGAAAGGTCAGAAATTGCTTTAGATAATTCCTGATTTGAAACACTCAATTCTGCAATCTCTTTCTCCATTTTTGATACATTCGAACCAAATGCTTTACCTCCACTAAATATATTAGCAACTCCTTTTACAATACCACCAATAACATTGCCAACACCTTTCACTACAGTCCATATAATCTGTGGGAGTTGAGATATAACTGCTTCGATAACTTTTGTTATTTTATCTAAAAGATTATCTATAAACTCAGTTGGATTATCTCCAAGAGCATCAATTAATGATAGGATAGCACCAACAAGACCACCGATTTTTCCTGTAAAATTTGCCAATGCTTCACCAACCTTCGATGTACCACCAGATAAAGACGTAATAAGTTGCCCTATACCTTTAACAAAACCCGAGAGAGAACCATTAGTAATATTACTTAGCATTGATTGAAAATTCTGTAAACCATTTGCTGCTTCTGTAGTAGAATCTTGTAACTGCTGTTGTGCTTCTTGAACACCATTTTCAGCATCTGTTTGCGCTTTTCCTGTTTCTTCAACCCTTTTATTTGCTCCTTCAAGTTTTATCTTTGCTATCTCTTTTGCTTTATCTGATATAGCTTTTTTTATATCTTTTTCGGCTTTGTCACGGTCTGCGATAGCATCATCATGTGCTTTCGTTGCTTTTTGTAACCACTTTACGCTATTCTGATAAGCTCTTACATCATTTGCTACATCATCCCACTTACTAAAGCCAAAAGAGCCATTATTATTTGTTTCTGCTCGGAGATTATTTCGAAGGTCAATATATGATTTTTTATCAGCAGCAGGTAAGGACTTGAAATTAGCCGTTTTCATATACTCCTCAACTTTACTGAGTGTATCTTTAGCAATATCTTTAAGAACATTACCAATACCTGCAAAAGAAGTACCCCAATCAATACCCATAGCTAACTTCTTGGCATCTGTCTGAGCCAATGCTGCTTCTTTTTGTTTTTGAAGTATCTTCTTCTGATTATCATCGGTTGCCTTCGATATCTTATCATCGTACTCTTTCGCAATAGCATATCTCTGTTCTTGTACTGTACCATATTCTTTAAGGTAGTCGTACAAGTTCTGTAGCTGTGCAGCAAGGCGTTTCTTTGCATCTTCTTCTTGCTGTGCATTCAATGTGCTCATCTTTGCCTCAATGAGCTGTTGCTGTTCGTCTGTTAATTTAACCCCTTTATCCAAACCGCTTGCATAGAAACCTTCCTTTTTCTTATTTGCAGGATTCTTGCTATATTCTGCCTTCGCAATCTGAATATTCTTCTGACGCAAGGTTTCTGCCTCTTCCTCAATCTGATGCTTCTTCTTTTCAAAGTCGAGCTTTCTCTGCTTCAACTCCTTTTCGTTAGCATCATGTTCCTTTGCAATACCTTCCTCTTGCTCGGCAACATAAAGTTCCCACTCGATTTTCTTATCATCAGCAAGTTGTTTTGCCTGTTGCTCCGCAAGCTGCTCACGATAGTTGCGTTGTTGGTCAGCAGACTTATCTTTATTTGGTTTAGGAACATAACCATTTCCACCAAGGTTAATACTAGAATTAATTGGCTTATTCGATAAAGCAATCGTAGAGTTTCTTTGGTTTCTCAATAATTCATTAAACATCTGAGGAGTAAACTCTGAGAAAGCAAAACGATTTTTGTTATAGTATTGTAACATGAAATTACCTGCACTCTTAGCATAAGCATTACCACTTGCGTTACGCCATTTTCTTTGTGCATTCTTTAATCCCTGTTGATACACTCTTTTAAGTTTATCCCTCTGCTGTCTATACTGCTTCAAACCATCCTCCCTGCTAACGTTATACTGTTGCCTTGCTCCCATATTAGCAATGGTAGATTCTTGAAAACCAGCCGTCCAACCACTTGTAACGGATTCGGTATATCGCATACCACGCTTTGCTCCTTTATGGTTATTATCGAAATTCTTCAAATAATTAAGTTCGTCTGCTGTCTTCTGAGCACCGCCTATAATCTTTGTAAAGAAATTAAGTATTCTTGTAAGGGTTGGTGTAAGGTTGGCATTAATCGCAGTAAGAAAACCATTCCATGAGTTTTGTAGCTTAGCAACATTCACAGAAGCTCTGGCATTAATATCATTCAGAAGTTCCTGTTTAGCAACATTACTATCTATGCCTTTATTATACTTAGCAATAGCATCAGCATTCTTAATAAAGTACATAGCGATACTACGTTGGCGAGCCATGAAGTTATTCTCTACGTGTTCACCTCTTTCGTATGCAGCTTTCAGATTTTGTAAGGCAGTAATCATTCCGACAACAGAAGGATTGTATTTATCTTGCATCTTACTCATACTCATAAGGAGCATAGAGAATTTTGACGCAGCCTTTTGAGCACCGCCAAACTGATTACTAGAATAACCGATAAGAGTAGCCATTTCTTTAAAAGAAACGCCATAAAGAGCAGCAGAAGAACCTGCACTTGATATGGCATCAGCCATTTCACCGAAGCTACTTGTTGAGTTATGAGCAGCAGTTGCAATCATAGCAGAAGCTGCTGTAGCATCTTGCGCAGTCATGTGATATTCAGAAGCAAGATTTGAGAGGAATTTTGCTCCCTCTTCTGATGTTTTTCCAGCAAGTGCTCCAAACTCGTTTGATGTCTTAATCATAGTGGTAAGAGCCTCTGGTGAATCTCTTAGACTATCCCATACCTTTACGAACTGAGTTGCAGCAGCAGCCATATCAGAAACCGACTTGGCAGTTTCGTCTGATAATGAAAGTATATTCTGCCTTACCGTCTGTAAGTTGCTCTCATCAAGATAATGAGAGAGAGGTTGTAGAGCATTTCTAAACTCTTCGGCACGGATAGTCAGCTCATAAATACCTTTTCCTAAAGTACCAAGTCCTGCTCCCCATACACCGATTTTTCCAAAGAGTGAGAAGAGGGCAGAGAAATCACCTTTTAAAGCTCCACCAAGGACACTTTTAAATTTAGAAAAGATTCCACCTACTTTTTTTGTTGCATCTTCGGCAGACTTTGCAACCTCCTTGGTTTCCTCTTTTGTCTTTTTAGCTCCTTTAGCTGCATCTTCGTAAGAAGTACCAAGTTGTTTGAGTACTTCACGTCCTTCTGATATATGCTTATTTAACTCCTTTTGTTCTTCAAGATTCTTTTTAGCATTTTCTGTGTCACCAGCACCTTTGTAGGTAGCATACTCAGCTTTAAGCTGTTTGAGTTCTTGATAATCCAGTTTTAATGCCTCAGTTACTCCTTCAATGGTTGCTTTCTCACCATTAAAATATATATCAGAAGCATTCTTTGCCTCTTCAGTAGCCTGCTTTAAATTTTGGGTTGCATCAGTTTGCCCATTGATAGCTTGTTGAGCCTTAAAATGACTATTTTCAAGATTATCAAGACTTTGATTCAAAGAAGATAGCTCACTACGATACCCTTTAATATTATCGGTAGCCTCTTTTACACCTTCGTTATACGCTTTTTGTGCTTCGGGTGTTGCTACTCCATTATTCGCATCTGTCGAATTAGCATAAGCATCAGAAAGCTCTTTTATCTTTTGTTTTTCTTCTTCAATTTTCTGTACAAGAGATTCACTTACAGCTAAGCCACTCTTCTTGCTATTGATATACTCCTCTTCATCAGAACGACCCTCTGCAAGGCGTTTTGCAACCGCATCAATCGCCTCTGCTTCCATTTGAGTTGTATATACATAGTCTTTCGCTGATTCTGTAAGATGCAACTTTGCTTGTGTATTCTGCTGTGTTTTCTCCGTTTCTTCAGCAATCTTGGTTGAGTTTTCTCCATGTGCTACAGCTTCTGTTCCAACCGCTGCCGCCGCACCTACGTGAGCCGCCGCATTTGCACCAGTTGCTGCGGTTGATATAGAACGACCTGCATTCAATGTATCAATAGCAGCGTTAAGAGTACCAACATACTGCTGAGTACTACCGAATGTACCCAACATTGATGAATATTCGCCGTTAAGTTTCTCTACTAAGTTCTGCTGAGACTTCAACTGCTCATTAATCTCATTCCATTTCTGTGAACCTTCGGTTGTTTCCGATAATTTCTTTTTAAGCTTATCAACGGTTGCTTCTGCGGTCTGAGCCTCTGATGCAAGCTTCTTTAGTGCCTCTGGAGTATCGGTAAGCGATTTATTAATATCTTCGATACCTTGCTTTAAAGTTTGCACTGATTGTTTCGTCTTTTCACTATCAGAAGCCGAACTCTGAGCAATATCATTTAATGCCTTAGTCATCTTTGAGCTAACTTCATCAGTCTTTACTCCAAGTGAATTAAGGTCATTTATCAACTTATCAAAAGATTGCTGAATATCGGAAATATCCATCTGTCCGCTGATTCCAAGTATTTCATCTGCTGCTGCCATATTGTTTGCTTATTTTATGATTATTACATAAAGCCCATAAAGAAATCATTAGCAGAGATTGGCTCTTTTATCTTATGATACTCTTTTTGCGGCTTCTTTTGCTGTGTGCTGCCTTTTCTCGGTTCATCCTTGGTATTTGTATTAAAGGACGGAATCGAGCGGTTAAGCAGAATAATATTAAGGTATGAGCGATTAAATACGACCTCCTCGTAACTCATACGAAAGTACTTCATTACTTGTCCGATTGTTGCCCACGGGGAGTCGTTTTCGGCTCCGTCATTATCTTCATCTGGGTCAGGAAAGTTATAGAGGTTAAGAAAAAATTTGCATTAAAAGAACCGCTAATGAACTTTATAAGCTCATTGAATGCCATGATATCAAGGTGCTTGCGTATATATCGCCCCCATACCTTGCGTGCCCACTTCTTGCGAAAGACGCACACGATAAAAATCTCGCTCATTAAACGAGCTGTCTCAGAGTGCTCAAACAAAAGAGGGATGATATTCATCATATCATCTTCCTTCCATGTTGGTTCTTTGATAGAGTTACCGAATACGCCCATTTCATAAATCTGCATAAAGGTGAGGGGCTTCACTCTAAAGCGAAACTTACCAACCTTAATCTTTACAGATGCCTCGGCAAGCGTCTTTGCTACCTTTTCCTTGTCTGATGTTTTCATATCGTAAATATGTTTTATAACATAAAAAAGCGGTGCGGCTTGGGAAAGTTCCCTTACCTCACCGCCTTTTGAAGTTTAATTTTAATCTTTTATCTAAATAAAAATCTTAGATATCAAGAATTCTTACTTACCATTTTGGGGACTGATATCCTTGGTAAGAATATTACGATGACCGCTCTTCTTGTCACCCTTTGCATCGAATACCGCCATCTGACGGAATTCAATGTTAAGATTAGGAAGTCCACTCTTACCGATAGAACCACTGCGAGTGATTGTAAGTTTCATCTTAGACCACTGGAAGGTACGAGAAGGAATATCATCCAAATCTTTTGTCACAATCTGTACAGCCTTGTAAATCTCGGTTTCTTGTGGGAGCTCATTCAACCAACCATCCTTACCACCAGTACCAGAATCCTTGGTATAACCAAGAAGCTTAACGAAGTTGTCTTCCGAGAAATCGTATGTCTGCAAGGTAAAGCCCTTTGTTGCTGCTGATGTAGTCAGCACTGCGTAAGGGTCTTCTGAATCCTCAACCTCTACATCCGATGTCTGTGCCGCTTGGTCGTTAAAGCTCAAACTACCAGAAACGACAGCCTTAATTTTGTCGCTCCATGTGGTTGGGTAGCCGCCATTTTCGACACAATCGGCAAAACTGAAGCTTTCCAAGCCATATACACCATTCTTTGCCATAGTTTTATTCTTTTAAATTATTATACGTTACATTAAATTTCATATTGACGTAATAAGTGTTATCATTATCACGAGTTGGGCGAGAGATAGAGTAGAAATCAAAGTAGCAGCCACCGAGGTAAGTACCGTCACCAAACAAAGAAAGAATCTTCTCCGAGTAATCAGAGAGTTTCTTTATGTTAGGTAAGTTAGATGAGGTCTTAGGGCAATGAATATTCAGATTCACTACACCCTCATTAATGGCATCACTATACACAAAGGGAAGATGATTGATGGCGATATAATCACCAATAGCCAACTTCTCGGGTATCTCATACTTAAAGATACGCTTTTCCTCTATGCCTATTCTCTCAACATTTTCATTGAGATACTTAAATAATGCCGTAACGGCTGTATCACCGAGTATCATATCTAACTATCGCTTTTAATCATTTCAGCTACTTCTTCAAAAATCTTCTTCATTTCGTCACGAAGGAAATACTTAGTAAGATGTAAGACATTGTAACCTTTATCCTCTACATATTTTCCGTAGTTCATGCCAACCACAATGACGAGAGAGTACCCTTTGGGTGCTACTACACCTTCTTTCTGTGCATACTCACTGAGTGCAGCACTTACGCCTTCCTGTCCTCCTTCCGCTTCTTCTGCCTTTGGAATCTTACCAACTGCCGAGGTAACTAGTTGTCCGTCAAGGTAGAGAGCGAAAGAAATTGAGTTCTTTAAATTTGCAGTTTGGTCTTGATAACCTTTGTTTTCTTTAGAGTAGGTGACCGCTTCTTCGGCAAGTTGCATCAAACGCATATTGAGGTAACTGATAATCTGCTGCCTCTTTTCGTTCAACCTTTTCTGTAAGGCTTCACGACCTTTGATTTGTAATTCAACCTTTGCCATATTGCCGCCTATTAGAGCCAGATTCTAAGATAGCGTTTCTTTAAGGTTACGAAGCCTTTAACCTCCATTTCCTTATCAATCGTGCCATCTTTCTTGGTTATCCAAACCTTTTCGCCTTCCTTCGGTATGAGAGGGTATTTTGCTTTTGAGAGAGGAGCATAGATTTCGTGCGAATACACGTACTGCTGCCCGTCTACCAGAGTAATAATCTTTGCCTGCGAATTAGGCAAAATAACGCACTTTCCAAAGGTTTGCCATTCTCCTTCGGGTTGTTCGATAGGATTTCCGTCCTCATCAAAGCCATCTTGTGGAGCACCTTTTACTTTAAGTATATCTTCAAAGTTCATACGCTATCTATTTGATTACCATACCTTCACACTCTGAACCCAATAATCATCAGAAGTACTATCAATAACAAGGTCAGCATCCAATCCAGCATCCTTCGCAATAGATTTAATCATCTTGTCAATGAGATTCTTGTCGTTCTTGTAACTCTGAGAGATACCGCCAACATTCTCACTTGATAATGGATTCATCTTGTAGAGGATACGCATAGCCGCATAGGCTACGGGTTTCTTTACCGCTACAGAGTATTCATCAGCCACGGATGCCGTGATGCTAAACTTATCAGTAGCATCAATAAACATCTTCTCCAAAGTCTCATCAGAGGTAGAGAAAGGCTGAATCTCGCTTGCTATGGCTTCTGAAATTGTCATGCTAATCTTGTTATCTTATGAAGTTTCACTTATTAAATCAATATATCCATAACTGAGGGTCAGTGCATTAAGCACCAACCTTCAAGATAAAGAAGTCTTCGATACCATCGAATACTGGTTGCATCCACATTTCGTTGGTAAGGTGATAACCCTTCTTATCTCTCCAATAACCGATAAGGTTGTTATCGTATGTAGAGTAAGAAACGCCATCAACTGGGTCAATAGCCTCCAAGCACTCTGCGCACTTAGGTACAGCCACCTTATCGGCACACATCGCAACAACTCGGTTATCTGGGATAAGGTTGTAAACGGACTTGTCAGGCAGCTCAACAAACTTATCTTCATCAATCTGAATTGTTGGCAAGAGGATAGAGCGCAGATAGATATTCATCTGGTCAACGCTAATCATCGGTGCAGTAGGATTGATGGTAATCTGACCGAGGTTCAAGCGGAAGGTGTCCTTAATCTCCTTTGCTTTACACATTGCGAAGAATGTGTTCTCAGACATACGAAGACGCAGAATCTTACGACCCTTCTTGCGAGCCTCGTCCTTCAATTTCTTAATATCCTCAATAGGAGTTGCGTTCACCTCACCCCAATTTGTGGTAGCAGAAAGCTGCTTAACACCCAAATTAAAGGTATAAGATACGTTAGCCTTAGAGTTATTGGTACGTGATACAGTCTGAGTACCCTTGAACAATCCCTCGAAGTACAACATATCAATACGCTTATGAGGAGCGATAACCGCCAACTCGAAAGGTTTGAATGAGTACTTGATAAGTTCATCGTACTTAGCATTGAGCTGTGACTGTGTATAACCGCCACGTCCCGACATATCATTATACTTACCCTCCAAGAGGTGCATCTGGTCGAGGTAGTCGTTATCGAGCTCCCACTCATCGGCAATACGACCGATAGAGCCAGTAAGCTGACCCCAATCAGGCATGGTATGCAATGGACGCTCTGCGTTCTTAGCGACAACAGAACCAACCATAGCAGCAGCATAGGTAGCCATATTTGCCTGATATACCTTTGCAGCACAATACTCAACAGGCTTCAACTCGTTTTTCCACTCAGCCTTGTAAGTGGAAGTCTTCATGTATTCGTCAATGTAGGTCTGAAAAGACTTTGGGTCTTGCAGATTTTTCAAAATACTATTCATAATCTATAATCTCCACTTTTAAAGGTTACTGAATCTTGAACAAAGCGATACCATTTGCTCTGATACCTTCCTTAATCTCATCATTGATAGGATAAGGGAGTGAATCTTCCTCTACCTCCATTACCTGTAAGGTAGGAGTAGCTGCGATAGAAGACTCTTGGTCTCTTACATCGAGAGTATCATATGAGAAGCCAAGAAGAACATCCTTAGTCTTATCATAATCTGATACAACTGCATCTTTAGCAACCGCATTATCAAGTGCTGATACTGTCAATGTATCTACACCATCAGTAGTAGCAATAGCTGAAATGGTTGCACCAGCAATCTTATCTCCAACCTGGAACAAAGAACCGCTAGCAATCTTCAATGTTGTAGCAGCCTTATCTGCTTTCTCTACAGCCTTTGCTGTCTTTACAACCTGTGCCTTACCACCAGTTACAAGTCTGAGAACTGTACCCTTCGCAACAAACTTTAAAGTAGCTGGAAGGTTGGTGCGGTCGAGGTCATAACCACCCTGTCGGCGAAGGCACTGCTCTTCAAGCCAAAGTGCTTCCTTGATATCCTCTGGCTTGGTTCTATGCAAAAAATAGCCTCTGTTTGACATAATTTTCTTCTTTTAAAGAGTTTAACATAATTCATTGATAATGCCTTACTCCTTTGGAGCATTACGCTCCGAGAAGCCTTGCATTTTTGTAATGAAATCATTCTGCTCGTCTTCGGGAGAGGTTGCCTTGGGCGCTTCAACAAAACTGCCGTTTGCTACAAGCGACTGCTTCAATGCAGTCCAATCATCGGCACATTGCTGTGCGAGAGTTTCAAGATTCTCTTCCTTGTCGAGCTGATAACGTGAACGGAACTGCTGCGGAACGTCCTTCAATTTTTCGCTCTTACCGAAAAGGTCATCAAGACGTGCTCTTTCTTCCTTTTCCTTGTATGGAGCAATGGCGGCGGCTACAGCTTCGCTAACTGCTTTCTGGGTACTCTTGGTAGCCTCGGCAATCATCTGCTGAACCTGCTCTTGCGTAAGCCCTGTTGGAGGTACTGGAGGGGTAGGAGGAACTGGTGGAGTAGGCTTATGGTTAGGGTCGTTAGGGTCAATCCATCCATCGAATTTCTTCGTTGTTTCACTGACCGCACGATTGAATAATGATTGCATCATACCAACATAAGGTTCAACTGCCGAGATAGCACTCGTTACATCCTCGTCATTTGACTCATCTGTTAGACCACGACTTGCAACAATCAGGTCAACCAGCTTTGGAAGTTCATCCTTCTTTAAACCATACTTTGCAAATGATGTTTTGGCAGAAGCAAGCACTTTTTCTTTTATTGTCATAGTAATTCTGTTTTAAACGTTAATAAATAAATAATTTCCGATTGCAAAATTACTATTTCTATTAATAAAATAATAATAAATAATAGAAGCTGTGTAAACAAATGCTATTTTTGGCGATTTTCTTGCGGTCTAAGCGGCTTTCTTTTAGTTTGTGTATAGTTATTAAGAAACAAAAATAAAAGGCAAGATAGCCAATATTCTTGGTTACTTTGCCTTGCGTTGTATCAAATCTAACTTTGCCTTAACCTTCTTCGGATTCCTAGCATCGTGATTACTCAATCTTACCACATGATACCCGAGCCGCCATATACCCGAAGAGCGGTTAGCATCCTTGCGCTTTTGGTCTTTAGTAAAATGATAACCACCATCGAGCTCAATAATCGTTTTTATCTCGGGCAGATATATATCAGCGAAGTATAGCTTTCTGCCCGTGACTATCGGTTGCTGTGGTATCACCTTATATCCTAACAGAGTGCAGATTTTCGCCGCAGCCTTCTCCGCATCGGTTGTATGTGAAAGTAGGTCGCAGCGAATCTGATATATGAGTTTCTTGGATAGCATTATTTATAATACTTTTTGAAATTCTCTTCGTTTGCGAAGTATTTTCCTGTAGTAGATGTTACTTCTTGCTTGAATTTTTTAACGCCATTAGCTAGTTTATTAAACTTATCTTTTGGCATAGCACTCTTAATAATAGATACGAATGCTTCGTGCGCTTTATCTGTTACATTCGGCTTTAATATGGCATTAAAAATGCTTCTATCATCGCTGAAATTTATATTTCCAGAGATATTTTCTCCATGATTTATCGCACTCATAATTTTCGTTACATCGTACGTTGCATTTTTGAGGAGTTGATGCAAATCTTGTTTATCATATTCACTCAAATTGCTTATAGCACTATTTGGCGAGTTTGTCTTCAAGACTATATTTTCATTTGTCCCTCCCCCGATTGCGCTCTGCGCAAAGGTTCTGCTTGCGGCAGCATTTGCGCTGCTCACGGTTCTTGTACCGCCACTTGCCTTACTCATAATCTTTATAATTTTTAAATGTTAAACTTATTTTTTCGATGCAAAGATACTATTTATATACCAGATATTGAGTACCTTTGAAACTTCCCGTCTAAACTATTTACCCATCTTCTCCGCTCTTTTTCTTTCCAATCTTTAAAGATGCTTGATATGTCGCTTCTTCTTTTGCTCTCGCTGCGCAGGTGTTAGCATAAAGTAAGCCTGCGTCTTAGTCATTACCTTAATGATAACGTCTTGCACCTTCGAGTATTTCATTTGCTCTTCTTTATCATATCTATCTCATCCTGTAGATAGAAGATTGCTTTGCTCAAATCCTGCACTCTCTGTTCTCGCTCTGAAAGGTTCATTTCCTTCTTTCCCTTGCGTAAAAGATACTTTACTGCCGAGCCGCAGTTAAAATCAAGGTGTCGGCAAATATCAATCGGCTCTATGCCGCAGAGTTCCTTTAGCCAAGCGTAATGGTTAGGGTGATTAACCATTTCTTCCTTTTCCTCTGTGACAATAGTACCATTTTTTGTAATCTCTTCAAACTGAATAGGGATATTCTTTCTATATGCAAAATTGTATTCGTCTGGTATAATATTGCATTCTACAATAGCTCTACCTACCTTGATAACTTTCAATCTGAGAGGGCAAATATTGGCTAGCGGATATCTTTTTTCTCCGATGTTATAAACGTAAACTTCTAGTCTATCATTTACATGGACTACCATACTAGGCTCTATTGGTAAGGTAAATACCAACCCTTCACGTATCTTCATTGATTCTATCATAATTCTTACTTTTTAAAAAGTTTATCAACTGCTAATTCCTGTAATTACGGATGCATACATCTTACAACCCTTGCTTCTGTATTATTTTTCTTCTGATACCTACAAAGATTGCATTCAATAGCACCGACTTTATTTAGAGCGTGCGTATATCGACCACATTCACCGAAAGGGCAATCTGTTGCATATTCAATACCGCCGTGAATAAACTCACGTACCTCATACTTAATTGCCGTATTCGGCTTCTTTTCTTTCTTTTGGTATAACATATTATCTTATCTCAATTTTGATTTTATAAATCGACTTCTGCTTCAAGTTTTCCGTGCCATCAAGCAAAAGATGAGCAATGATGTCATCTACGGATTCGCTGATAGCTCTCTTCGTATATTCGTGATAACTGCCGTCTTCTTTTTCTTGATAGACGTTTACAGAGCCAGAGCTATTATCTGTGACAATAACCCCATTATCGGCGAACTCTAGCTTAAAATTAAGTTTTTCCATATAATTATTTTTTTTGTTCCATGAAATGTTTTTGTTGTATTAACATCATTCTTGTAATCAGATTCTGCATCTTTTCAATAATGAACTTCGGGGTTTCCGAAGTTCTGATAAAGAAAGGATGCTTTCCTCTCTTATGCTTATTGAAGAACAATGTATCATCTTTACCCTCTATCTTTACAGCAATCATGTACTGACCGATGAAGAGGTGAGCACTTCCCTCTTTTCTCTTTCGAGGTGTAGTGTACTTAATGCCGTTCTCATCTAAGAAAGACATCAGCTTCTTTAATTTCGTTTCATTTTTCATCTTGCATATCTCCTATAGTTTAGTTATCGCTTAACATTTTCTCAACCTCATCATCGTATTTATTTCTTTTACACCAAGTAGTGAGGTCAAAGATTACTTCCGCATCCTTTCTAAAGCTTTTGTATAAGCTCAGATAGTTTTTCTTTGTTTGTGCGTTAGCCTTTCTCGCCTCGTGAAAAAAGGCAAAGTAATTCTTAAAATATTCAGAATGTATTGTGATAATATCGGCATCTTCGCATTTTTGCATCATAAACAGCGTTGCTTCTACGATAACGACTGCCTTTGAAGCGCAATAGATGTGATTCATTTCATTTGCTACAACTTCTCCGTTCCTTATAATGATAACTGAAAATTTTCCTGTTGCGAACTTATCTTCATAATCACAACTTACGTAGCACTCATATCCAACAAGTTCTTTTGCTGGCGTGAGGTAAGTATCGAGCCAATTTTTCTTTTTCTCCATTTTGTATCTCCTGTGTTATTATATAATCGGGTGGGGGCATATGTGCGCCCGTTAGTTAATTCTTTCTTGGGGCTGTCGCCCCTATAAGGGAATAAATTAAATTAAAGCCCTCATCCCTTATTTTATTATTTTTGATTTTACATAAACTACATTTTTGCCTCCTTTCTTCTCATACCATGACGAGATATTGATATAGCATCGTCCATCTGCATACGATAGATATTCGATTCAATGGAAAATGCACTTCTATTTTTTGCGCTTATCACTATTATAGAACCTTCAAAATCCGTAATAGCCATATTATTGGTACATACCTTTGCATCGCACCTTACTTCCTTGATTCTTGTGCGCTTATTGATGATACCCTTGTTTACAAGCTGATTTGTAACTTTGAACGCTTGGTACATCGTACCATAGATAACATCCTTGATTCTGTCATAAGATAAACCTTTGTTATCACTAAACTTCTTCCTCAACATACGACTTTCACGTTTGAGAGCCTTGCGAATAGTCTTCGCATTTCTCCCATTCGTCCCCTTATTGTGCGTATTGATTACGTCTTCTTGCATTCTAACTTGGTTCTCCATGACAATTCTTCTCAAAAGGTTTTTGAGGGCTGGAAATGTCATCTTCGTTAAATCATCCTTGCGAAGCTTATAACTATATCCATTATTTGAATGTATGCTACGAGCAATGAATCTCTTCTTTCCATTTTTCTCTTCAAAACGGAAATACCCTATCTTGCAACCATATTCAAGTAGTCTCTTTAATTTATTATTGTCAATATGCAAAAGCTTGGCGCAATGATTGTATGACACAAGATTAAGGTCTGATGAGCGGAATAAGAGCTTTATTTTAAGAAGCAAACAGAAGGCATCCAAGCGATTCTTGTCGCTCAGAGCAAACTTAGCTTCCTGTATTCCTATTCTTATTCTTTTCATCATTATATATATATTAATGTAAAAACCAAACAGATGAAAGGTGCTATCAATCATTCCGTTTGGTTTATTATATTGAACCCTTTCACTTGTGTTGATTGGGCATATATGATTCTTTTCTTAGCTTGGAAAATAGCACTTTCCTTTTACGCCGCAAAATTATAAAGAAAAAACGAGATACTCGCTTAAAATCTATTAAAAAACTAATAGTATGTATTAATAAACTAAAAATAGCTATTAGAAAATTTGGTAGTCTGAGAGAAAGTTATTAATTTTGCGGTATCAAAGTTAATAAAATAGCTTTTGATACATATAATTAATGTAGAAATTATTAATAAATTAAAAATAGGAGATACGAAAAATGAAAAAAGAAAAAGACATGATGAATCCATGTAATTGGAGAACCGAAGATGTAAAAGATGCGGTACAAGCAGCAATGCTCGCCGCTAGTGGAATTATTTTAGCGTATGCTGTTATCTGGCTCGCTTACTAAAAAAGGAGGTAATATGGAGATAGTAACAACATTAGTTAAGTTCCGTTGTCGCAAGGATGAAATGATGGAGCAATCAAAGAATGCTCAGATTTTTCTCTTTGAAGGCAAAGAAGGTAAGACTAAGGTATTCGTACCTAAGTCTAAACTAATTATCAAGGATGATGCTTTAGATAGCAACTATAATCTTTGCATCATACCTAAATGGGTATTCTTTAGCACAAAGAACCTTTCGCAGAATGTTGAGTTGGTAGGAGAAACGCAACACATGGAGGTTCTCAATGATATTAAAGATTAATAGTATATATAGTAATAATTATTTTGTTTAATGTATTAAAAAATAGGAGATACAACAATGAACACAATGGCAATGAATTTGATGGCACAGCCAAGAGTAAATGAAGTAGCGGTTGCAAAGCAGCCAGAGTTAAAGAGTGATAATATGAATCAGTTCTTGGATTTTGAGACATCCAAAGTACAGATTCTGACAATCGACCAGCTTGAACGCACCGAGAAAGAGAATGATGTGTACGGAAAGCCTTTGAAGGGTATCTATCACTTCGACCTCATTCATCAAGTGGAAGACTTGTGCGAGAAGCACGGCTACAAGGCTGAGATTTACGACCTCTTTGCGGCGAACAACAAAGACCGCAATACTCCAGGTGTTACCCGTTTGCCTCAAAAGGAAGCTATAATGGGTGATAGAGCTGTAGAGGCTCATATCCTTCGCCGAGTATTCTGTAATATTCGCATGCGTGACTTTGATAAGGGCGATGGTAATGATGAGATTACAACCAATATGGCGGTATCATTCCATCAGAAGGGTATTCAGTTAGGTATCGGTAGAAACGTAGTTATCTGTCACAATCAATGTATGCTTAGTGCTGAACATTACGCTGCTACCTACTCAGACATTAATAGCGGAAGAGGAGCTTTCAAGCTCGATGAGCTTCTTCAACGTGCTGATGCTTGGCTCGCTAATCTAAGAGGCATCATTGATGCCAATGATGAAATGATTGAGCGTATGAAAAATCGTGAGATTAAAGCACAGGAAATGTTTACCATCATCGGGATGCTGACCTCACTCCGTGTTGCTGCTGAAACGAAATACAAAGGCATTCGCAACCCTCAGGTCATTCCTCTCAATCAGGCACAGATTGGTCGCTTGACCGAGAAAATGATGATTGCCTACTACGAGCGCAATATTGTTACCGCTTGGGATTTGTACAATGCGGCTACCGATATGTATAAGTCAACTCAGCTCGACCAGCCAATGATTCTTTCACAGAACTTGGCAATGAGTAGCTTCATTCAGAATAAGTTGATTTAAAGATATAACTACATAAGATTGAATATAGAAAAGTCGATAACAAGAGCCATAAAGCCGCCGTGAGGTGTCGGCTCTTTCTCTTAGAAGAATTATTTTATTCAGATAAATCTTGCCGTGAGGTAAGTTTTGAGACGTTATTTTTGAAAATTTCATCTTTTTGCCCTACAGCGGTAGGGCATTTATATCCCGAGAAAAACCAATCGCACGGTGTGCGTGAGCTGTAGAATAGTGGTTCCGACTTCTTTTAGTTAGAATAGATGTATGTATTATTTTCCATGCTTTTAAAGTATATGCGAAGATACTCCGTAATAAGCAGCTCTTAATAAGCGGAGGTTGGCGAGGGTTCGATTCCCTCTTTTGGGGCTATGTTTTTTAAATATATATAATATGACAGATTTTAACGGAAAATTGAACTTGCTGAAGCTCAAAAGAGCTGGCATAATGCAAATCCAAGGTCGAACTGGAGTACTTCGTTGTTTGGTTATTCCTGTTGAAGATAATAATATCTTCGTTACCACAGATGAAAATAATCATCCGAAGGCTGCTTATATCGACCTTACTGCTTGGGAGCTAAAGAACCCTAAGTATGACGAGACCCACATGATTAAGCAGTCGCTGCCTAAGGAGGTTCGTGAGAAAATGACAGATGAGGAGAAAAAGGCGATACCTATCCTTGGTGGTTTAAAGCCTGTAATTTTTGAAAGTCAGAATGCGGCTTCTTCTTGCGCTGCACCTATTGCACAAACGCAGAATTCGGATGATTTACCATTCTGAGCAAGAACTCTCTTAGAGAATGGTTTTAAATTAGTTTTAGATTATTAGAAATATGAGAAGTAGAACGAGTAATTGGTTTGAGGTAGGAATCCGCTATCAAAAGACCCAAGAAGATGGTTCAGAGAAATCTGTGACCGAAAAGTATGCGATTGATGCCTTATCCTTTACGGAAGGTGAGAGCGCAATCACAGAGGAAATGGCTGCTTATATTAGCGGCGAGTTTAAGGTTAAGTCAATGCAAGAGGCTTCGTACAGAGAGGTGTTCTTTTCTGATAAGGATGATGATGATTACTGGTATAAAGCCAAGTTACAATTCATCCTTATTGATGAAAAGTCTAATAAGGAGAAGCGTAGCAATGTGACTTACCTCGTACAAGCAAAGTCTATGCACCGAGCAATCAATAACATTGATGAGGTAATGGGCAAGACCATGATAGATTACGAAATCATCGGTCTCAGTAAAACCAATGTGTACGATGTCTTCGAGCATAAGACAAAGGAGGAGAAGGAACAGAAGTCTAACGAAGAAAAGAAGGAGGAGTAAATTATGGCAAGACCTAAGAAAAATGGCGTAGAACAGCCTTTGAATTTGGATGGTAATAATATGCCTATGGAGAATGAGAACACTCCGCAGAACCAAGAAAATGCGGCTCAGCAGCAAAATGAGGAGCAAGTTAAGGAACACGAGGAAAAAGACGAACTTCCTTTTGGGATTGAGGATGGAGTTCCTTCTCCTATTGATAATGATAGTAATTCATTTGTTATCTATGCTCCAAATGATATTGAAACTCGTAAGGGGCGAATGGAGGTGTTAACGGGCATTACTCTTAAAGAGGGTTATCGTGGATTGATTGTTCCAATTACATTTAACGCTCTTCATGGTTTGCCTACGGAGTCAGATTATCGCCTACAGCACTCCGATGTGATTTCTACGCATGTAGGGGAGAAGGAGATGGTAAGACTTGTACTCTCCATCAATGATGAAACAATGATACAAGAGCAGACGAACTTCGGTTCACGCTCTCGCTACCTTATCATTCCGAAGGGCTCTCCGCTTGCCGTTCTTTTGATTTTTAAGCTGTGAAATATATAATTGCGGATGGAGGTCTATTCTATAGTATCTCCCTCCGCTCTATCAAGTAAACTATGACAGAAGTTGAACGTAAAATGCGCAGAAGTAAATACGGCAAGACCTACTATCAAAAGCATCGTGAAGCTTGCATCGAAAGAGCCAAAGCTTGGTACAATGCTCATAAAGAGTATCGTAGGCTGTATATGCTTGCGTATAATGGTAAATAGTATTTTTATATGGATGAGTTGGATAAAATTAAAGAGTTGAATACTCAATATAAATTGCTGCGAAATAACGGAATGGTGGTAAAAGTAGACCTCGTAACCAATGTGGGAACTTATGTAGTAAAGAACCCTAACATTATTAGCAAGGTGCTTGACTTACTTATCCGTGAATCGCAGAAGCAGATAGAAAGTGAGGTGAATACATGATAGGATTGAATGATAGACCAACAAGAGCAAAAAGGGTTGTTGTGGTTCAGTTAAAAGACAAAAAGCCTGAACCTTTCCTTACTTGCCCAGAGATTTATTTAAAGTACGATAAAGAGAAGATTGGCATCTGTCTTAATGCTCTATGGAATGCTCTTGCTAAAGATGGTTGCTACGAGAATAAAAAATGCAAAATCTCTTATCAGAGTATCGAACAATTAAAAACATTGGCATGGGAGTAGGTAATAAAGGGTGTTGTGTACTAAAATATCCTCATTCTATAGATGATGGATTATTAGCTCTGTACGCACAGGGGCTTACCATACCCGAAATTAGTAAAAAGGTAGGTATACCTTATGAAACAGTACGGCGGCGACTAAAAGGAAATGGAGTTAAACCTGCATCACCACGATTTATCGCTAAATATGGTGAAATCCGTTATTTAGGGCGTTTCCGCTACTGGAGCGAGGAGGAGGAACAGAGATTTATTAGATTATTTCCCTTTCGTACAAATAAAGAAATTGCTAAAATCTTCTGTTGTAATATCAGAACAGTTAAGAATAAGGCTATGTCTCTTGGATTAAGAAAAGATGCCGTATGGTTGCATGAGTATAGATTATCTTCCATGAAGATTGCTGCCATTATATCCAAATCAAGCTCTAAGAAGTTTAGGTTTAAGGAAGGGAATAAATTCGGACATAAGTTTAAGAAAGGGTTTAAGTACGATAAAGAATTTTGGGAGAAATATAGAAGAGGTGAGGTTTCTTTGCCTTGATTTTATTTTTTTCTTAGTATATATGATAAAGCTAAAAAATATTTGTAATATGGAAGGAACTAAGTATAATAATGATGTACCTTACGAAAGAGTAGTGCTTAGAGTGTTAGAAAACTACTCGAAGATGCAAACTAAGCTAACTCGTTATCAGAAGAAGGTTAAAGAGCAAGGTGAGTTGCTCAATAGATTAAACAACAAACACAATGATTACGAGAAGGTCGTTGCTGAGCGTGATGAGCTTCTCCAAAAGAATAAAGAACTTTCTCGCCAATTGAAGATTTACGAAGGTGTGCGCAAATACTTCAATGGTCAAGTCTCAAAATTAGAAACTGATAAATAATATATCAATATGAAGAAGATTTTATCTTGGTGCGGTTCTCATACAGAGCTGCTGTGTGCATTCTTTCTGTTAGGATGCTGTATCAGTAGTGCGGTCAAAGATGGGTGGTCTGTGGCGATATTATTCTTGCCGTTTATCGTTATGTGGATATATGTCTATCGCTTAAAGAAATTTATTTGTCGTCTTATCAAAAAGAACGAAGAGCTGAAAGAATCCAATAAGCAGTTTGAAAAGGCTTATAATAGAACCGAAGATTTAAAGGAACTCTGTTATTATAGATACCTCTTGGCACAGAATGATGTTGATTTATGCAAGAAGAAGATAAGCTGTGGCGATTATCTTTCAAGTAGAAGACATTTTGAATATAAGATAGAATTTTATACAAAGAAACTTTTTACAAAAGGTGTGCGATAATGAAGTACGATGAGTTTTTAAAGAAGGAGAGCCAGAAGAAAGGCAGAAGCAAACCACGGCACATTGAATCGCAGATTCAGATTCAGATGGTGAAGTGGTTTCGCTTGCAATACCCTCGCTATATCATTGCCACCATCCCTAACGGAGGACAACGAAGTGCGCTTGAAGCGAAGATTATGAAAGGTGAGGGCGTTTTGGCTGGCTTCTCCGACCTTATTATTATAGCAAGAGAAAATGTCCTATTTATTGAAGTTAAAACTAAGGACGGAAATCAATCTGATTTGCAAGCCAAATTTCAGTCTGATATTGAGCGATTAGGCTTTCAGTACAGCATTTGCCGCTCCTTGGATGAGTTTATCTTAACCATCGAAAAATGGTTAAAAGATAAGTTTTCTATGTAAAAATATCCGATTTTCTTAGTTTTGTATTAATATCTATTAAAATATTAATAAAAACACCGAAAAGATTTGTTGGTTTCAAAAGAAATTATTAATTTTGCGGTGTAAATAATTAATAAATAGGTTTAACAATTAAAAGATACAACAATGGAAACAAAGAAAATTGCTCGATTCAGATTTACAGTACTTGCCCATACTTTCGATAGTTGGGATGAGGTCATAAGTTATTACGAAAGACTTGTAGAGCGTGGTGAATGTGTGGTACTTCCTACTGTTTCATTTTGGGATGGTAAGGTGAGAACCAATAAGTGGCACGCACATGTTAAAAAGAATGGTAAAATTGAGTTTACAGAAATTGAAAAATAGGAGATACGACAATGATAACAATTATCAATAAATACACAGGCGAGGTTATCACCAAGTACTCAGGTGCTTTGGTTAGTGAATCAGATATTGATTCTTTTATCGCCAACGCAAAGGGTTCGGGTACGTTCAGAGGACGTTGGAATGCTATCGTAGAGTATTTTATTCCTCTGAAAGGGTTGAATGCCACACAATGCCTTCTTAAAAGCCAATACGCTGTGAAGGAATGTATGAAGAAGAAATAATTAACGTTTAAATATAGGAGATACAATTATGGAAATCAAGGTAAATATACCACAAAACGATTATGTTCAACCAACCGAAGTTAGAGAGGAAGTCGTACAGGCAATCTGTAATGCCTTCTTATCTAATAGTTGTTGGGATATTTTTCATCCTTTCTCAGGTGCAAATAATGGTAGCCGACCTGCTACAAGACGTATTAGTTTGAGCAATCCACGCTTTAGTGGACATGCCAACGATAAGGATATGGTTAGAATACATGGATGTGAAATGAAAGCTGCCTTTAAGGTATTGATGAAGGCTGGTTATCACATGTATAAAGTGTATGACTATGGCTCTTGGATGGGGTATGCGTGTGATAAGAAGCCTTTCCGTGAGGGTGCATCTGAGGTTCTTACGTTTAATGATTTTATTGATTAAGCTTATGTTCATAGAATTTAAGAATTTAAACGTAGCATACGGGAAGGAATTTCCTTTAGCTACCGTATACCTCAATAAGTGCGATAGTGAGCGTTTTTTAAGAGAACAGGGAATAGCTTTATCTGGTTCTTTTAGCAGCTTTATTTCGCTCATTGCAATCGTTGATAATGTACCACAGAAAGCGAGCAGTAAGATTTTCTTTACTAATTATCGCATTCTTAATAAAGAAGAGGAGAAAGATGAGTTAGATACTCTTAAACGAAGTAATCTTACTATCAATGATAAAGGGTTTATTTCCTTCCTTGATTATAAAAAGGTTTGCTTTGAGGTTGATGGAAATATCCTTACCTATGATGACTTCTGTAAGTATCAGCTACCTAAGAATAAGGTATTCAAACTAGTCTTTGATAATGGCTTCTCCTATCATGGCTCAGAACCTTTTAAGGGTGATGCAAAGAAGTATGCTGATACCGCAATAAGGATTGCTGAGAAGATTGGTTATCTTTGGTTTAGTTGGAGAATGGGTTTCACACTTAACAATCTTCTCAACGTAAGAGTTGTTTACGGCAAAAATGAAAGTTATTCAGAAATATCTAATACATAATGATTATGGAAGAGATTAAAGAAAAGAAGTTTATCATAGAAGCAAAGGGCGAAGTGCCCTTTGCACAACGCACGGGTGATGGCTACGAGCTATTCAATAACGAACGAACAATGAAGTTCTGTGCGAGAAGGCAACAGATACTGGATAATGAAACGGGTAAACAGAAATCTTGTTTTGCCGTTTTCTGCTTCGTTAAAGAGGATGATGGATGGGTACAAGGTGATAACTATCATCAGACGGAAACCATCACCTCTTTTGTTAAGGATTTGAATATCTCTCCTTATTTTACCAATGCGGTAAAAGAATATCGTGAGCAGATGGATATTACAGAAACATGGGAGGTTAAAAAATGGAAATAGGAGCGATTTTAATCATCATAGGCGCATCCGTTATCGCATTAAGCAGCGTTGTTGCTGTTGGCGCAATGAACGGAAAATTAGAAGGTGTGGTAACTATAAAAGAGAAATTCTTGGTTACTATATTCTTATTCATCTTACTCATAACGGGTTGGGTGTTATTGTATAATGGAATATTAATAATTAATCTGTAATAGAATGGAAAAGAGATTAAGCTTAGAAGATAAAGCTAAAATAGCTAACGGCAATGAACGTCATTGTAGGCAATGCAATCATCGTGTTTGCCCAGATGGTTTGCTTGAAGTATGTTCGGAGGCTTTTATTCGAGGGTACAAGAAAGGCTATAAACAAAGTCAGAAAGAACAGAAAGAACGTATTGATAAGATACTCCACCCTGTTACTGAGCCTTGTGGTAGTAATGCTATCTTTGTCTTTTTCAGAGACGTAAGAAGTGGTGAGTTACAACCTTATATTGAGGATATGAGAATGCCTGATGCAAAATGTTACCAAGATATAGGTTCAATAAAGTTTTCGCCAGAAAAAGACGAGCCGCAGAAACTACAGATTGCATGGTGTTATCCGAAGGATTTGGTTAAGCTTCTTGGATATGATAAGAAGTATGCCGATTTTGAGCGTATAGCTCTTTCTGAAGGCGCATTCTCTTATCCTCGTGAGGAATATGAGGAAAATCTTCAAAAGTACTCTGCCGTGCGCTATGAACACAAAAAATATTATCATTATCGGAAATTAAAAAAATAGCTTTGTTATGGATAAAAAAGATACTAGTCTAACAGTTATACTTGAAATCGGTGGCAACCTTTGTGGTATGACCATAAAGGATAAGGATGATAAAGTTGTGCTATTCGAGCATTTGTCATTTAGTGAGCAAATTAAGATTCTCAATAGCCTTAGTCAGAATTATAACTGCCTTGTGCGGTTCTTAAAAGAAAAGGAGGGATAAGGTATGAATTTGGTTCTATTTGTATTGATTATCATATCTGTTGGGGTTACTTTCGGATGTCTTGTGCAATGTAATAATGATAAGGAGGAGTAAAGTATGGAAGCATCTATTTTATTAGGCAATCATAATGATTGTAAGATTGATACGGGAAGATATGTAGAGACGGACGTTATGGGTTGGAAAGCCACTATCTATGTACCGAGTGGCATTGATAATGAGCAGATACAGAAAGCCCTTGATTACGCTTATTCTACTCTCTGTCAGAGTTGCTATATGGAGTTTATCTTGGCAGACAACTTCCTTCTTATTTCTAAGGATGTCTTTGATAAGAAGAAAGTGTTTAAGTTCAATCTTAAAAAGCACTTTACTGAATGCCAGACATCTATTCGTGACACGATGAAGTTGTATGAGCGACACATGGACGAGGATTACTATAATGAGTATTCAACTTATCTCTGGGATTTGATTAAGGATAAGGTTGAGAAGTTACGAAAGATGATTGAAAATAAGCTTCGCAATCTTAGATGCAAGTATAACCCTTATCTCTGCTCGTATGCCATCATGATTCAGAATCTCGTACAGCAGATTAATGATACCCATAAACACGTTATGGAGATTACGGAAAGGGAGTATGGAGTTGATATTGCTCCAAGCTACGAGAATCATCGGGCTAAGATGGCATTCACGCAAGCGGATAACTGCTTATACGACATCATGCACGATGAAGCAGAGAAGTTCCGTGATAATATCGAAAAAGATAAGAAGGTTCTCTCCGTATGGTCTGATATAACGAGAACCATCTACGACCCTATCAATGCTAAGAAGGCTCGCATTTCGGCTTTCTATAGTATGCCCGAAGAAACGCAAGCTCTCTATAATTTGCGTGAGGAGGATGGCTTCTGCGAACTCAAAGATGGTGCAAAGAGATTCAAGAAAGGAGCGTGAGGTATGAATAGAGAAGATATGCGCAAGCTGATTTCGTATGGAAATGTTTACTCTAAAGACACAAAGAAGAAGCTATCTGAGATAACTGTTCAAGAGTGCCTTGATTTTATGGATATTAGTATATGGAATCACACGGCAGTCGCCGTTCCTGTATTTGATTGCCAAAAAATGATTCTCATTTCATCTTAATATATGTTGTATCTCTTGGGGGCGGCGGTTTCGGCTGCTGCTCCCTTCTAAAAGTTTACACAGCATATATTGGTTCTATTGTAGGTAATAGGAGAATTGATTATCTTTGCACAAAATAACAGTTTAAAATTCAAAGAATATGAGCAAGTCAAGCGGTGGTACTCGCACCATAAGCAGCAATAAAGCTGCACAGAGTAGGACACAGAGTTCTCTTAGCGGAAAGGTCAGTACAATGGACGAAGCCAATAAGGTTATGGACACATACAAGAACCTCTATGATATGCCAGCGAAGGAACAGAAAGCATTTACTGATTCTTTCGCCCAGGCAGTTATGGACACATTCAATGAGAAGAAAAAGGGCTACGATGATTTGATGTTACAGAGAACCAACAAAGCTTTCAAGGAAAACAATAAAGCAGATTATGATTGGGCTGTTCATCAGCATACTATACAGGTTGATAATCTGGTAGAGGAAAGACAGCTCATTACAGATAAGTATAATAAATTTATTAAGGTAAAGAAATAAATTGCTGATTCTTAGCACGAAAGTTATTAAACGCTATTAATATCAATTTATTTCTATTAAAACCAAAAATAATTGGAGAAAAATTTGGTAGTTCGCAGATTTCTTTTTAATTTTGCGGCGTTCACAGATGATAGTAGGCTATCCCGATAAGAGCACGGTTATTGCTCATTCGTCTGAATGGGCATATTTTATGCTCACGAAGACTGTATAATACACGGTCGCCTATACGTAAGATAAAACGAAGCTCTTTCGGAGTGGACTACCATCTGTGAACAGCGTATATGGCGACCGCTTTTTGTTTGCCATTATCTTCTAAAAAGTTCACAGATGGAAGAAATCAAGATTATTAGTAAATCAACCTTCCTTGATAAGGAGATTGATGTATGGGGGTCAGTTGAAAACCCATTATTTCGGGCTAATGATGTACAGAATTGGCTCGGTTTAAAGAATGTGTCACGTGCTGTTGCTAACGTTGATGAAGAGGAACGACTTAATTTAAAGTTAAGTCGTGGTGGAAGTATGTGGTTCTTGACAGAGGAAGGTGTTTATGAATTGCTTATGCAATCACGCAAGCCTATCGCCAAGCAGTTTAAGAAGGGAGTAAAAGCTATCCTTCACGAAATCCGCACCAAGGGCGGCTACATAGCTTCTTCGGTCAATGATACTCCCGAAGCTATCATGGCACGAGCCTTGAAGATTGCGGATGAGACATTGAAGCGGAATGAGCAAAGAGTTCGTGAGCTTGAAGCTCAGACCGAGCAACAGGCACAGACCATCGGCATTCAGCAGAAAGAACTGACTATTGCCGCACCAAAGGTAAAGTACTACGATGATACACTTGCATCAACGGACTGCCTTACCACCACACAAGTTGCTGATGACCTTGGTATCAGCGCAAGAGCACTCAATCAACAACTTTCCAATGCAGGTATTCAATACTTTCAATCAGGTTCTTGGCATTTGAAGGGCAAGTACCGTGAATGGCAGCTCGCAAGCACCCGAACCTACAATTATATCAAGGGTGATGGTTCTACGGGCACAAAAGTAAATCTTGTATGGAATCAACGTGGCAAGCGTTTTATTCTTGCTCTCTATAACAACGACTTTAATGTGAAAGATGCCATCGCTGAAATCAACGGCGAGAAGAGAGCTGCGCTTGTGTCTAAAAACAATCAGTCTAACTTTTAATTGAATAGGAGAAATCAAAAATGGATAATCAGAATATAATGATAGAGGTAACAGTTGATAATGATGCTACTCAGCGGTGTGTCGGTCTGCTCAAAGAGCTTATGGCGGTACAGGAAAAAGCTATGAAGTTCTTGGTATCTGAGGGTATTGATGATAGCTGTGAGGGTACGATGATTGCCGAGGGCATCGGTAACGCTGTGAAAGCATTTGGTGGCGTACTCCCAGATGGTATCTACAGCGAAGTAATCGGGGTAGGGGTTTAACGTTATGCGTGAGTAGGAGATACGCAATACAACAAGGTGTAAATAATTATAGGAGATACAGATACTATAAGAAAGGCAGGGCACTATTTGCGCTCTGCCTTTTCTTTTTCTCTTTGCTTTCGTTCAGCCCTTGCGAGCCGAATCTCTTCATTAATCTCGTCCATCGTCATATTGACGTTATTCTTCCTTGCTTCTTCTATGAGAGCATTGAAGTTCTCTAAAGCCTTCTTCTTTTCTTCTTCTGTCATTATTTTATATTAATCAGTTCGTTTCTATCTATCTTAGGAACTTCCTTTTTATCTGAATCAAAGTCGAGTATATATTTTTGAGGATAACTAATACAATGTAGAAAAATATACTTCCTCTCATCAATATTTATAGCCCTTACGACAAAGGTATCATTTCTATAGAAATATGAGTTATTATCATTGAGAGTGAAATCAGCTCTTATCTTCTCTTTGATGATATTATTATCAACGGGTGTTTGCTCATATCCGTTCTCGGTAAGTACATAAAGAAGCTTTTCGTTACTTTGCAGTTTCAAGTCTTTATATTGATAATCTTGCCCTACAACAATAAAGCTACCTGTTAGCTCACCAAGATATTTATCTACATAACTATATCCTATAAGGCTATATATGTTAGACAATACAACCGTATCTTTATTCATTTCATCAATAGGATGAGTAGAGATATATTGCTCGATAGTTTGTTTGGTTGCATCTGGTATAGGCGATAAGTTTGTTATCTTCTGTTGAGCGTTGGCTGCTATACAAAAGAGAAGTTCACTAAATATACATATCTTCTTTATCTGTTTCATATCATTTATCTTCAAGTGTTATAAAAGTCAGATTATCTTTATCACAAGAAAACATAGCTTGCCCCACATTATAACCACCGAAGCCATTTTTTGCTCTATATGTAACAATAAACAACTTCTCTCCCTGTTTTGACGTTTCTTGCTCTTGCATATCAACAAACTCATAACTATCAGGGTCACGTAAGCGTTGTTTGATTAAATCGCCAGCCATCGTCTCAACATACTCCTTGTTTTCGTACAGAGGGGTATTCATAAGTTTTTCTGTCTCTTTTTTGTTTTCATTCTGTCCGATAGCTATCATTAAAAAGAATAAAATAACAAGGATTCCAAGACATCCACATCCCTTTTTCATAACTATATCTCCTATATTAATATTTATAAATTGCACGATACCTACTTAAAACACGCTCTGCGGCATTATCTTTCCTTTGCTTGGTATATACTAAGGCAAGGCGAAGATAACCCGTTCTGCGCAAGCAACCGAGGTACATCAGCCGCTCGTAGCAATATGTGGCTCTGCTTAGTATTCCATCACGGAGATAGCGTTGAGCCATTGCCGCCAACTCCTTTGGTGATGCGTTATAAATCTGTGTCATAACTCGTCTAGTTTGGTTATGTATGCAAAGGTAGCGAAAAAATAAATACTATATATTTATATTGCATTTTTTATATTAATATAACCTTAATTTACATATCAATATATTAAAAGCTATTAAAATACTAATAAAAATACCGAAAAGATTTGGTGGTTTCAAAAGAAATTATTAATTTTGCGGTGTAAATAATTAATAAATAGGTTTAATATTTAAATTATAGGAGATACAACAATGAAAGTTACAATGATTAACGGAAAGGTAGTAGAGGCTAACGTTTTTGATTACGTTGCTCAGATTTACGAAGGTGGTAAATGGCAGACAGTTGCCGTCAGCTCTGATTACAATGAAGCTGAAAAGAAATGTAAAGAGTATGCCGTAAAGGGCTGCTATACAAGAACAGAACAGCTTTACTAATAATATATAGGAGATACGACAATGAGAACTATCAATACATTTATTCCATCAGACTTAGTTGATTCTTTAAAGAAGTTTGCTGATAAGGCACAGAAGAACGTTGAAGGCTTTACCTACTCAGTAGGTAAACCTTATCAGAAGTTGTTTTATCATCCTGTAATCAATAAAGAAGGAATTGGAGGGCAGAGAATCGAGGTTTTCCATGAGGTTTGCGACCTTATTGTCAATATGCCTGATGAAAGCGATTGGAGATTGATTGCAACGTATATGGATGGTGCATTTATCCCTGCTGACCCAACCAAGGAACTTATCTTCAATAACCTTGCGCACGGAGCGGACTATGGTAAATGTGACCTTTGCGGTCATTGGTGTAAGAATACCTATGTCGTTGAAAATGTGAAGACGGGCGAGGAATTACAGGTAGGCTGCGAGTGTATTAAGAAGTTCGGTATAGAGGGATTTGGCTTCTTGTCTGATTTTACAAGAAAGCTCTACGAACTCTATGATTACAGAATGAGCTATGCTACAGATGATGAGTTTGGTGATATTGAGAAATGGGGCGGCAGAAAGGATTCAAGCTATAAGAATGCTATTCTTAAATCCGACCTTATTATGGCAGCGAAAGCTCAGTATGATATTTGTCCCGTATATAAGAAGGGAACAAAAGTTGAACACGTCCGTTATCGCTCAGCTACCTTGGATGGCATCGACACTATTTTGAATAGCAAAAAGTTCAAGGTTGATGAAGCTTACGTGAAGGCAGTTTGCGAGTTCGGTGTAAAGATTCAGCCTAAGACCGAATTTGAAGAGGATATGCTTGCGGTAGCCAAGAACTTCTACTGCTTCCAAGAGCAAGATGTATATGCTTTCTTCCTGGTAAAGGCTTATGAGGATAGCTTAAAGCCAGAGCTTTGTGTTCAGAAGGGCAATCAGGTAAAGGTATGCGGCAAAATCATTCAGAAGCGTTTCGAGGAATCCTACTACGGCGTAATGGAAATTAACACTATCCTCACCGATAAGGGTATTGAATGCGAACGATACGGCAAAGTTCCTACAATCAAGGAAAATGGTATTAAACGCACCACGTTCTATGCTCTCGTTAAGGGAGTATTCAATGGCAAGATTAGCTTGGATAGAGCAACCAAGAACCCCAAAAAAGGTATTGAAGTCGTTGAAATCTAAAGGATATGAGTAAGCAAGTGTTATAGCTGTGAAAGGTACAACACTTGCTACAACTCGAAGTTTAGCAGATTAGGCTATAATGCCTATCTGTTATATTTGAATACGAACAATTTTTAAAAGGAGATTATGTATAAAGAAGGCGATGTCTTGGTATTGTATAATGATTGGCGTGGTGAGTATTGCGTCTTCATTCTACACAGAATATACAATGATGATTGGATAGAAGCTCACGCAAAGTATTCTTTCGCATTCAATAAGCTTGGAGTAGGAGCAAATAATGCTTCTACAAACGTAAAATACTCTACGGGGTGTTTAAGAAAAGCGAATGATGGCGAAAGAGGCTTTTTGTTAGAAACGATGAAGGAAAAAGGTTATTCATACGATTTTAAGAAGAATAAACTGCTACATTCATTCAATTATGAAAAAGGAAGAAATAAAGATAAATGAGCATTGTAAGCACTATTTCTTAGGCTTCTGCCACTTCTATTTAGGTGGCTGCTGCTCTGGTATTAAATGCGGATATAAATAATTAAGATTATGACAAAGTTTATTGAGGTAAAGTATAAAGGGCATTGTACCCTTGTTAATATAGATAATATCGCTTACGTTGAACCTTCACGGAATGGCGATATAGCAACATCTATAAAGCTTAATTGCAAGACCACACCAACGGGCGGTCAAGTGATTCCCTGCGAGGATGATTATCACACATTCTTGGAGAGATTGAAAAACCTTGTTATCGTTGATAAAGCAGAGTAAGATATGAGAGCATTTGACGTACTTTTAGCCTTACATCGCTTGGATATGCGACAGGGCAAGGATTATCTTGAAGCTCCTAAAAAGAATGATTTGGAGCTGAATGTAATGGAAGGTAAGCTAAAACGGAATCATTGGTATTGGTGTGATTTCCATAAGCAACCAATGCTCGGTGAGCCTTCGGTTATCCTCACTCTTGGCGGTGGGGATATTCAATACCTTTATGAAGTAGAAAAGTAAATTAATATAGATTATGTATCAGATAAATGTTGTAACATATAGCACAAGGGTGGACGTAAAGAACGCTCGCCGCAAGGTAGCGAATCGACAAAAAAGAATACTCGGAGGATGGTTTGAAAGCGTGAAATTGGCAAGAAAAGCCTTGAAAGACTTCTTTGAGAAGGATGGCTATCAGATAGGCAATGAGGTCGATGAAAAGGGCAGCGAGACCTATGTTAAGACGTTATTCTTCGGTAACATTATGCTCGAAATGGAGTATAAGATAATCAAGTGTAATTAATCTATGGCTCGTTTCGCTCTTAGAAATCAGGAGAAGATAAAGCAAGCATTCGGGGAAGAAAGGTTGAATGAGCTTCTGAAAGCATTGAAGCTGTATTCAGCCAAGTACCCGAAATTATCGTTGAACACAATCATCGAAGAGGGTAAGCCTTATCCTTCTTTCGTAGTTGATAAGGTAGCCGTATTATATGTAACTCGCCTGATGTATGATGTTTATCACGTTGCTTTAAAGGAGTTCTTATAAACAAAAAGCACCGCCCTCGGAGATACGAATGAGGACGATGCTAGATGTAAATAATTGTTTTGTTTAACGTTATGAGTACATAGGAGATACGCACTCGATACAACAATTAATGCAAAAGTAACAAAAAATATTTGGTTATCTGAATATTTCTTCGTAAATTTGCGAATAATTAACATTAAAATAGGAGATACAGCTATGATAGGAGCAATTATAGGTGATATTGTAGGCTCTAAATATGAGTTTAATAACACATTTGATTATAACTTTAAACTATTTGACGAAGGTTGTAATTTTACAGATGATACTATCTGTACAATAGCCGTAGCAGATGCTATTCTTAAAGAAAGTGGTGATAAAAAGCCGAATGTCGGAGATTATTGTATCTCGCTTCAATACTGGTGTCAGAAGTATCTAAACCCAATGGGTGGGTATGGCGCAAGCTTCGCAAAATGGGTTCGTAGTTCTAATCCACAGCCTTATGATAGTTTTGGAAATGGAGCAGCTATGAGAGTTAGTCCTGTGGGTTGGGCATTCAAAGAAAATTCTGATATCATTCATCAGGCAATGATGAGCGCAAAGGTTTCGCATAGCCATGTTGAAGGATTGATTGGTGCTATTGCGGTAGCAGATTGTGTACATGCTTTAAAAGCATATAAACAAAAAGATTTGATTAGGGTAATAGCAAAACAATATTATGGCTCTGATTGGAATAAGAATCTTATTCCAAGAGGGGAATGGGCAGAAACTTGCCAAGAATGCGTTCCACTCGCCTTTATGATAGTCCTTAATAGTGGTAGCTTCGAGGATGCAATCAGAAATGCTGTATCATACGGCGGTGATAGCGATACGATGGGAGCAATCGTTGGTTCAATCGCTCAGCCACTCTTTGGTATTCCACAAGAAATGGAGGAAAAAGCATTGAACTATCTCCCTTTGGATATGAAGAATGTAGTAACTAAATTTATTGATAGATATGGCGAATAAGGAAGATTTAATCAAGTTCTGCCGATACTTCAAAGGTGAAGCAGAGCCATCAAAAGAAACAAATGTATTATTCTGGGAGTATGAAAAGGTTTGGGTAGAGCTATCAGAAAATCCAAAGGAAGATAGTGAAAACTTTAAAATGGTTGGTAATTGGCTTGATGATTATTTGCGTGCTGGTCTTAGTTTATTTAAGAACGATGATGGCGTTCCTATTACCTTAAAAGCTCTTTTATTCAATCGTTATACACACTGGATGCAAACAAACGATGGCTTTAAGGAGTGGTACATAAATCAATACAAACAAGAAAAGGAGTGAGAAATCACCCCTTTTTTTTATAATAATGGATGTTTATCATATCCGATAACCTCCATATCCACATAAACATTACCGTATGGCGTAACCTCAACCTTTGTTATTCTAAATCTCGTTCCAAGCTGTAAGATAGTCTCGTTCTCGTAACCAAACTGCGAATGAGGTGAAGCGTAGAATGCCTTTGTTCCTTTAGGACAATATATATTAAAGATAGTTCCACTAAATCCTGTGCCTTTTGCTGTTCCACAAGAGCAGAAACTCCAGTCGGTAACCTCTTTTCCAACAAACTTTTGTAAGTCTGCTTTTGATAGATTTTTTACACCAAAGAATCCTTTAACTCCTTCCCAATTTTCATTACCTCGCTGTAGCCACATATCTTTCTTAGTTACGCTCTTTTCAAGTGCGGAATAAAGAGCTTTTATATGGTCTTCACCATGTTCTCTATTCAAAGGTACGTTTCCAACTCCTTTATAATGTGACCATCCCCAACTGCCATCATATCCTCGCAAAGGTCTGTTCATGTGTCCGCTACCTCCCGTGTATGCCCTACAACCAAAGTGCTCTTCTTTTGTCATAACATTATTCCAAAAAGCATTACTCTCGGCATCAAATAACTTATGACTCTCGGTTGAGGATTTACACCAAATAGCAGCATTCTTTCTTGTTTGCGAGTAAGCATCTGTATCAAACGGAATAGAGCCATTGCTTTTGATACCTCTTTTTGCTTTGAGGTTCATTAGTTGTTGTCTCTTGGCTTCGGTGTCTGATAGAAGTTGTTGTGCGAGTGCCTTATCTTTAGCATTGATAGCGTTTTCAAGGTCGTATAGCATTTTATGGTAAACCTTGCTTTGCGTATTATAGGTTTTAACATCAGCAAGTTTAGTACTGATATTTGCCCAATCAATAGCATCTTTAACCTCGCCAAGTTTCTTTATATATGCCGCTTGCGATACCTTCCATGTAGCATACTTCTGTTGAACCCCGTGCATATTTCCACCAAGGAAATCAACTGCCTCAAATTGCAATTTGCTTGCCTGCTTTTCGAGTGTTAAGCTTTGCCATTGAGCCAACTTCGCTTCTACGGCATCATATACTCCGTGCAATTCCTGGGACGTGAACTGCTTATGCCACTTATTGACATCAGGGATTAGAGCTGAAAGTGATAGCTCATCCTTTTTAATGGCAGAAATGGCGTTTGCGAGCGTTTTTGCTTCTTTCCTTGCTAATGTATAGTTAGCAGCCTTTAATGCGCTTTGAACGGAAGAAACATCGGTTTCTCCGTAATTAGCAGCCACCTTCATAACATTCATCGCAACCTTGCGGTCAGTCCATGCAAGTTTAGTCTGATAACCTCGCTTGAATCTATCAAACAAAGAAGCTATCTCAGAAGCACTCTTTTTGTCCTTGATAGCATAACGGATAGCATAGTACCGTTCAAAGAGGTCTTGGCTCTTTATATCCGTAACAGATTTACTACCGAGCAGATTATGAACCAAGCCATTGTAATAGTCACGTCTATGCTTATCCCATCGGCTCTGTATTTTATCTATCTGCTCCTTAGTTCTAAGGGCGTGGCGTTCCTTTGCCTTCGCAAGTATAAGCTCCTTAGAAGAAACCGCCTTTAACCCCAATTTCTTGCGGTCTAACGGGCTTAAAAGATGTGCCCAATACTTTGTATTATCTTGTAAGTGCCAAGCCAATTTACCCTTCATTCCTGCCTTCACTATAGCTTCAGAGTTATCCTTAATGTATTGATTGTACTTCTCGGGCATAGTGAGCACGGCAAAAGGGGATACGTAGTTACTCATATCCTCGCCAGCCATCAAGCGTTTATAAAACTCCTTTTTCTCATCGCCTTGTATAGTGATAGGGTCTGATGTACAGATACATTGAGGATGCCAAGAAATCCATACGTAATCTTTTGGGTAGCGACCTTCAAGGTCGTTGCATATATCATCTATATTGTGCTGTGGTGATACGTGAATATACTGACCGATAACGAATGGTTCTTTCTGCCATCGCTCATTTCTTGCCTTATGATATGCGGAATTTATCTCAGTTCTTGCTACTCTGAGAGCGTTCTTTCTCGCCGAGCGGTAAACACCCATGCCTACCTTCTCCAAAGGCTCTTCAATAAAGCGCACCTTGCCGTCAATGATTCTACGTCTGCGCCAAGTCACCACATCTTTCTTCTTTCCGTTCTTCTGAACCTTGATGGTATGATAACGGCGATACATCATATCTGGGTCGTTGAGATACTTTCGTATACTCTTGCCTACTTCCTCTGCTGATGAGCCTTTTTTGATTCCGTCCGCAATGGTATTACTCATAGCCATTTCAAACTCACTCTTTGTCTGTTGGCAGTAGTTCCAAATAATCTGAGAGAGATTCAATCCATTCTTTGTTTTCAAACGATTTGCAATAAACGTGGCTGCGGCGGTATCTCTTGCAACCCTTATAGCTTTATCTGTAAGCACGGAATAACCGCCTATAACCATTTCATCGTGGTTATAAGCCAACGCAACGCCATCGGTGATGCCGCTCTTATAACAAAGAAGGCTATTCTGATAGTAATCATTAAAGATGTCGTTCAAACGAGCCTTTAACTGCGGAAAGTTATCAAAGTTAAAAAGCGCATCATCTTCGAGCACATCTTCTCCATAGCCAAGAGAGGTGAGCTTCTTGACATAATCGCTGTATAATCTACCCAACCGCTTATTATAAACGGCGAACAGATTATTCAGTTGTTCTTTCTGCTGTTTTGATGTGAGCTTCTTTGACATGGTTTATATTGTTATAACTCTCATTTTTACTTTCTTTACACCATTAAGCTTAGCAGCAACAAAACGATGATTACCATCTACAATCATTAATTTATTTTTTCCATTCATATTATAGCTAACCGCCTTTATTCCATTATATTTTTGAGTATTCATATACTTCGCAGTATCTGATATATTGAGAAATTCTTGCGGTGTACTAATATCAATTTTTGTCATATCTATTTCTTTATCCTCCCCAAGGTCTTTAAACGTTTTATCAACATCATCCATTTCTTGTGAGAGACCATAGGCAGGATTTTGTTGTGCATATTTTTCTTTAAAATTTTCATACACTGTTTCCTCATCAAAATACGGAGAAGCTTTTATGAAATTATTAATATTCCAAGAATCACCGTAAGTTGCTCTTAAATTTGACGAAATCTGAGCTTCTTTTATATTCTCAGAGTTCTTCTTTCTCGTATTTCCACTATTCTTTGCCATATTTATTCCTCCTCTTCTTCATTGGAAACTGACTGACTTCCACTTGCGGCACTACCAAGTCCCGAAAGGGCTGCTTGCTGCGCCAACGCTTCTTCCTGTTCACTCTTCATTTCTTCCTCAACCTTATCAGGGTCATCATTGAGAGGGTTAAGCTCGATAGCACGGCGATTAGAGGTAGATTTTGCACCACCATTGGATGAAGTGATAAGTTGCAACATTTCAACATCATTCTTTGGCAGATATGGCTTAAAGACTGGCTCAAAGTCAATCTGTTCAGCAACACTCTGGTCGATACCCTTTACGTAAACTCCCGTATTACAGATGCCGTTAGCTACGATATTCGAGCGGCGAGTGAACATTTCACCGAACATTTCTGTCTTTAAATCCGCTTTCATATAAGGAGCGGTGAACATCAAACGGATAGCCGCACCTGAAGTGTTGCTGCCCAAAGTCTTCATATTCTCAAAGCTGATGTCGGCAGTTGAGGTAAATGAATAGATAATATTGAAGAGATAAGCAATTTCACCCTTCACACTCTCAGGTGATTTATCCCAAGAAAGGACGTTCATACTTGAATCGTTACCACCTACGAATACAGCACCTTGCTCGCCCTTCTCAGCAAAGCCTTCCAAACGACCCTTGATAAAGTATTTAGGCGTGCCGAAATAGTCATTTGTATCACCCCAATTTGAAATACATGTCTCCACTCTATCAATAGCCCATTGAACATCTTCCCACTCTGCTTGGTCTTGTCTATAGTAAACGACAGGCACTTTGGTGAAGCCATGAGGTAGGGCTGAGATAAGCTTCCAACCTGCGCCATCAATATTAGTGTACTGATAGCACAATCTATCTGTATATACGTCAAAATGTAACTCAGATTTTCCAAGCTCATCATATACATAGTACTCACGGGCGAAGCCGTCCATGATATGGAAATCGTTGAAATGAGGGTAGAGCTTATCGCCGTTTGAAGGTGAAAGCAACTGAACTCGGATTTCACCTCGGAGCTTTCCCTCTGCGTCTGTTGGCATATACCATAACTCGGCGCACTCACATTCCTTGAAGAGGGTACGGGCAAGTCGCTTATCAAAGTACTTCATCTTATTGTCGTGATAGCAGTGCATGATGCCGTCATATAGCTTCTGCTGCTTATCATTCATCTTCTTTATATCAACACCATGTGCCGTAGCTTTATAGGTAACGGCATTCATAAGCAAGAAACCCACGGTAAGATTTACGATTGACTTCTGAGCTGGGATAGCGATTCTTACTGGCTCAACTTTCTTATCCTTATAAATCGGTTTCTGTGTGATAGGGTCATACTGACCCGTAGGTACTTTAATTCGCTTCTTAGGACGGAAATCCTCATCAAAGATTTTATGCTTTGATGGATTCCATTGGTCTTCAAGCACACTCAGTGGTGTCTTAAAGCCTTTCTTTCTTGCTGTCAATAACGAGCGGACTGTGTTCGCATCTTGTATTGATACTATCTGTTCTATTGCTCTCATATAATAAACGTTTATTTAGAGGCAAAGTTAATAAATTAATAGATGCTATTAAAAAAAATAAGGTTCTGTGTATAAACAAGTCTTGAATTACTTAAATATATTTAAATTCTAAAAGAAATTTTGAAAAAGGTTTTGTAATTTCAAAATAAATTAGTATTTTTGCGGTGTAAATAATTAATAATAGGAGATACAACAATGAAAATCAAAATTACACGTAAAGATGGTTTATCAATCATCGGCAGAAAGAAAAGTTTGACGTTCACTATTTCAAGTGACCTTGAACAGTTGAGCAAGGCAAGCGAGAAAGCGTTTTGCATCAATGAAGTAGATAGCAATGAATGGTCTATTTCATACATCAATGATGAAATGGAGAACAATAACGAAATTATAGAGTTTATTTTCTCTGTTAAGGATTGGAATAAGACCTTAAATGAGGTTAAGGCTATTTATTGGAAGAATGATGTGATTGAAGATGAATTTGAGTTTATTGCAATAATTGATTAATAAAACTATACAGCCCTCGCCAACACGGATAAGGCATAAGATATGAAAAATATCTATGGAAAGACAGTATATCCCAAATACGAGATAGCTCTTAAACAGCACGTAAAAGGTAGCGTGGAAGACGATTACGAAAGTGTAGAGTTCGATGGAGCAGACAACTATAGAGAAGCTGTCAAAATGGCTAAGAAGTATTCGTTAGATATTGGCTCTGGAAACATGCGTTATAAAGAATCAGCATCATTAGATGCGGGTCTTGCGCAAGTAACCATAATCTGTTACTATTCAGACGATATATCAGATTATAATGAGGTGTGGCAAGAAGAATACATAAACGGAAAGAAAACAAAAAGATATTAAGCCCTCGCTATCACGGTCAAAGCACATAGAATGAGAAAGAAAGGAAGCGGAGGCGCAAGGATAGGCGCAGGTCGTAAGAAGCTAAATAAAACAATGCTTCATACGTCAATTGATAAAGACTATCTTTTCTTATTAAAACATAAAGCAGAAGCCGAGCATCTTACCATCGGTGATTGGTTAGTAAAGAATGTAAAACTATCATAGGAATCGGGCAGGGAAGAGGATTTCTTCTCTGCCTTATTTTGTTTTACTCCTCCCAATGTGCCAATGATTGCACTCACTACAAAGATATGCGGAGTAACCGAGCAGCCGCTTTTTCTTTATGTATCTTGCGGCTGCCTTCTCATTATCAAAGGATAGTTTGGCTACTCCTCTGCTATTATAGTGGGAGCGTTTACGATGATGCTCCCTTGGTTGTTTATCATATATTCGTTTCATAAGCTTTTCGATTTTAACCCATCAGACCGAGAATGTCGGCGGCTTGCATTCCGCTGCCATAATCGCCCAATAACTTCTCCATGACAACATATCGGCATGCGTCTATAGCGTGGTTATACATATCTATAGGCTCATTAAGCCACTTTCCTTCCTTATCTTGGCGGTAGGTATAATTATTAAATTCCCTTCTTACATTTGTAGAGCGTTTTGTTATATGAATTGTGTATTCTTGCATCTTCATAATACTAGCTTGAATAGAACCTGCGAACTTCTTTACAGGTTTTATATCAATACCAGCATTATAGATTTCATCAATCAGACGAGGGTCGGCACTCTCTGATATTACCTCAATATTTTTTTTATCCTCTTTTAATACTCTGATAATATCAGAAGCAAGCATTTCTGTCTGATAGCATATTTCATCTATATAGATAATCTTTCCGTAGATATACACATCAACAATCGCCGTAGGGTCATTGGAGTAACCGAAGTCAATACCTCTGTATCGGTGTCTGTGCGCTTGGATAGGAATATAATCATCAATAACTACATTCTTAAAAATCAAGCCCTCAACCATAGAGCGCAATCCCAAACCATAAATACGCCAAAGGCTCGGATTCTTCCATTTAAGGCTCTCAATCTCAGCGATAACCTTTGGTTCGAGGAAAGGATTATCCTTATAGGTGGATATAAACCAATAAGTGCTTTTCTCCTCATTTACCTGATTTATCCAATGGTCTTCTGAGAAGGAAGGGTTATAATCAAGGATAGAGAACTCCGTGGTACGCATCTGAAGCTGCTGCCATTCGATGAAAGAAAGCTCATTCGCCTCATTTACGAAAAGTATCTTACGTTTAGAACCACGCACCTTCTGCTCATTATCGGTGGAGAAGAACTCAATCCAAGAGCCGTTAGGGAAAGTATAAACGAACTCCGATTTATTCATACACTTATCATCCCACCAACCAAAGTTGAGCATTATATCTTTGAAATCACGATAGACAGTTCGTTTAATGGAAGGCATACCAGCACGAATGATGGAAACGGTCGTTCCAGCATAGTTGAAGCAAAGCATACAAAGGAACTGCACAACCGAGTAGGTCTTGGCAGAACGTGAACTTCCTTGAAGAGAGCAAGTTGTGAACCCTGCTTCCTTCGCTGCCTTTACCCTCATGTAGTTCTTTGCTAAATATACGTGCGGCATATCTCTATTATCCTTTATCTGCTCTTATTTCTTTATTTCATCAACTGTGACTAAGGTATCGTTGTGCGAGCCGCCATGTGCTACGATAAGAATCTCTTTACATACCGCTCCGTTACATTTTCCTATTCCTTGTGTATTCCAACCACAAGAAATACAGATACCTTCATTCTTTAATATTCTTGCAATCTCCTTCTTACATAAAGACCAATATTTGGCATTAGAGACATTTACCTCCAATTTCTCTTTACCAAAATCCTTATATAGCAAAGATGCTTGTGTTACACTATAAGGTGGGTCGTATAATACCATATCAGCAGAATTAGATTTCTGCCCTTGAAGGAACTTTAATGCGTCAAGGTGATACTGTGTATCGCAGTTCGGATTTAAGTCATTGCGAATTGTTCCGAGCTTGCAATCCTTTGCGAATGGGTCAATAATAACACCACCTTTATTATATTTATCAAAAAGTTCTTTGATTGGCTTTATACCGAAAGTATCACCACTTGGCATAGCCCATTTCTTCTGTATTTCCATATATTTATTCTCCTATATTTTTATCTGGCTCAGCATCCTTCTTTTCTTTCTCTTTCTGAATCTCAGCGAGAATCTTCTGATACTCTTCATTATTGGTAACAACGTGTACTTGCAATGGGTCTTGCTTAATCTGCTCGCCCTTGCTTGTAAGGTCAATTCGCTGAATCTTTCCGTAGGCTCTATCAATAACTCTTTCGAGTACATCAAGTCCTTTCTTATCAAGTATTCCCTTGGCAATAATGCGTTGCATCATCGGGCGTGACTTATCTGTCAACACCGCCTCCAATTCGGCTTGGGGCAGGGTAGCGATATACAGAAAAGACTCTGCGATAATCTGAGAGGAAGGTACTTCGTAGCCCTTCTCCTTCATTTCTTCGATGAACAATGACATCGTCTTAGGCTTTGGTGGTCTGCCCTTCGGGTTGCCAACTCCACCTTTCTTAAACTTACCTTTTTCAAGGTTTGCAAGCTGTTTTTTTCGCTTGCTTTCATCTCTTGATAATGGCATATTAATAACTTTTATTCCTAATTTATTCCCAACAATAGCTTTTATTTAAGAAAAGCATCTTTATTCTCTTTTTCCTCTGCTGCCATTTCTCGGCACATTTTCAGTACATTAAAGTACTCTCCAAGATTGTTGTTATAAAGCAGCTTTGCTATCTGCTGTACAAAAGATGACTTACGTCCATCTTGTTGTAAGGTCACTATCTGGCTCGCTGGCATCATCAAGAACTGCTCCATGATTTCAACCTTTTCCTTAGAGGAAAGAAGTTTCTTGGTAGGAAGCAGAAAACCCACTTCCTCCAAGATTTGTGTTTTGACTGACTTAACCTTCATACTTATCACCATTTACGAGGTTCATAAACTCAGCCCTCACTTGTGGGTCGTCTTTGAAAGCACCTTCAAGGTAAGAAGAGGTCATAATGCCCTTCTTCTTTGCGCCTCTGAACTCTTTGCAAGAATGATGACCCTTCATGACGAGAGCAATACCAAGTGGTGGATATTCGCTACCGAGAGCATCTTTCAGCATATCTACGATGTCGTGTACCAATCGCTCCTGTATCTGTAAGCGAGCGGAGCAGTAATCAACTACACGACCAATCTTAGAGATACCGAGAATCTTCCCCTTTGGGTTCGGAATATATGCGAACCAATACTTACCCCAAAACCAAACACAATGATGCTCGCAGTTTGAATGGAAATCGCCTTGGTCGATAACCATGTTATCATAGACGATGTCGTCATCATTGTTATCAAAGGTAGTAATCTTCGGCTTCTGTGAAGGGTCATAACCTCTGAATATTTCTTTCCACATTCTGATAATGCGGTCAGGTGTGCCCTCTAAGCCCTTGCGGTTAGGGTCTTCACCGATATACTCCAAGAGTTCTTTGATATGCTTTTCTGCTGTTTCTTTTGTAATCTTAGCCATATTATTAACCTTTCCAAAATTCTTTATAATCTTGTTTCTCCTCCTCATTAGGCTCATATACCTCATAAGAAGTACCGCATTGCATACAATGATAATAATCCACTACGGAATCATCATCCTCGCTGCGGTCACCCGATGAATCCCAACAAAGTTTCCCACCACAATAAAAGCAGATAGGACGATACTTTGTCGGGGTTTTCTTTTTATTCTTGCTCATAGGCGAAATGATTTACTTCACATTGAGAATCTTCTGCTGCTGTAAGGAAAGCCGCCATTTAGGGTTAGCCTCTACGAAAGCAACTGTCTGTTTCAGAATCTCGGCATTCTTCTTCGCATCGCCTGTATCACAAGGCTGAACGTAGTAGTAATCTGCATCAATGTTGCAATCGGTAATCTCGTGCTCGCCATCAAAGACAACCTTCACTTCAGTAGCAATCTTGATGATAGGTTCTGCGCCCTTAACGAATAAACACTTAGGAGAGCAAGTAACCCAGTTGATACCGCCTGGAATCTTGTGCGTTCCGTTGGTCTCCATAGCAATATAATAGCCCCAATTTTGGAGAAGGGTAGTAAGCTCCTCATCCACTTGCAATGTAGGCTCACCGCCCGTAAAGACAACGAACTTGCAATCAGGTGAGAGCAACTGAATCTTATTCAGAATATCAATAGCTCCCATTTCCTCATACTTCTTAAAATCAGTATCACAGAAAGGACACTTCAAGTTACAACCCGAGAAGCGGACGAAGATAGCCGCTCTACCTGCATGTCTTCCCTCACCTTGGATAGAGTAGAAGATTTCGTTTACCTTATACTTAGCCATTAGAGAGCCTCCTTTCCGTCAATCTTATCATCGTCACAATAAACGGCGATATTGCCTTCACTCTCCTGTACCTTTGCCTTGTAGCACTCTTGGAACTGAGCAACAATCCATTTGGCGATATTCTCAGCAGTAGGATTGAAAAACAAAAGCTCGTTGAGGTTACCGTGGTCGAGGTAGCCGTGAATCTTCTGCTTAATATGCTTGAAGTCCATCACCATACCATCCTTGTTTAGCTTTTCAGCCTTGCAGTAGACAGTAATAATCCAATTATGCCCATGAAGGTTGGCGCACTTGCTTTCATAAGAGAGATTCAGCTTATGACAAGCGGCAATCTCCATTCTTTTTGAAACGTAATACATAATTTTTCTTCCTTTTATTTTGTTATTTCAATTTTTATTCTTAATTTTGCGACCTAATAAAGGGTAGTCGGTAGCGAAGATGTCAGCAGCCCGACTTTTGTCTTAGGAGCACAGTATGGTGGCATCGCCTTATGCTCCTTGCTTTTTACTCATCGAAATGATGTTCGTATAGTATCTTTTTACTGCTAATTACTACAACAGCTTTTACACCTTTGGTCTTCCATGCTTTATGCCTTGATTGATAAAGTTTCATTCCGTTCTCAATATCTTTGGTATGAAAGAGTGAATGCTTATCATATATCAATGCTATCTGTGCGTGCTTATCATTTGCATGATTAATAGCAAGACGAACCGAACTTTCAGCAGAAGAATTAATCTCAGTAGGCGTTTTCTGCTCGTAGGTATATGTCGCCATTAAACCTTCTGCGAATTTATACTTTTTAGAACCATCCTTGTTTATCTTTACATTGGTTGCATACATCGTATATTTATCGCCTTCAGGAGTAAGTGTAACATTTATACCATTATCTGCGATAGCTCTCGCCACTTCCAATTCTGCTTCGGCATCAGCGATTTTATCAGTATGATTATGTCCTTTCATAAAGATAGCGTGAGCACCCGTCTGTTCTGAGAAATATGATAAAGAAGCATCAACCAAGGAACTCGAAACGATTTGATTATATTCGTTCCGAGCCTTATCTATCTGTCTTTGCTTTGGTGTAAGTAACCTTGTATTACCGCTTGCCTTACTCATCCTCGTATTCAGTTGGGTCAGAGATACCAGCATCACGGAGAGCTTCCTTGCGTTCCATACAAGTTCCACACTTACCACAATGCTTCTCACCGCCTTTATAGCAGCTCCAAGTTTCAGCGTAGTTGATGCCAAGCTTCTTGCCGTGGCGAGCAACATCTGTCTTCGTAATGTTGGTGTAAGGAGCATCAATGCTGATACCCTCGTAAGTACCATTCTTCATAGCCTCTGACATGGCATCAATAAAGCCCTTGCGGCAGTCTGGATAGATAGCGTGGTCGCCGAAATGGTTAGCAATAAGCACCTCCTTCAATCCGTTACTCTCTGCGATACCGCAAGCGATAGAGAGCATGATGCCGTTACGGAAAGGAACTACGGTTGATTTCATGTTCTCATCATCGTAATTGCCTTCTGGGATAGCTTCTGCACCTTCGAGGAGAGAGGATTTGAAGTAGTCGTGAATAAAGTTAAGTGGAATAACAATATGCTTGATACCAAGTCGCTCACAATGCAACTTAGCAAAAGGAATCTCCTTCTGATTGTGGTTAGAGCCATAATCAAAAGAAATAGCGAGAGCAATGTTTTCTTTCTTCTCATGCAGGAGAGTTACCGAGTCCATACCTCCTGATACAATAATTAATGAATCTTTCATAACTAATTAAAATTTAAATATTTATCTTTTATAATCTTGCACGGGCGTACTTCATAAAGCGTACCCACTCGCCGAGATTATGTGCAGCAACCAACTTTGAACGAAGTTTCTTGCCCTCAGGTGCTTTGGTTTTATCCATAGTTCCGTTCTTGGCATTGAACTTATATATAGAACCGCTCATATTGCCATAAAGCCAAGCTGTAGAATCCACGGAATCAAAGTGATACGTATGCAATCCTCTGATATTTGTATATCCAAGAGCATGTATCTTGCAACCATATTTATGTGCTGTCTTTACGAACCAAGGAAATAACTTCTCATATTTATTGATAGGTATTTCTTTGGTTACGATACCACCGATAGCCACATAAGGGTAATTCTTGCACATTTCAATAAAATACTCTTTCCCTCGTGACTTATGCCAAACGGGGATAGGCTTACGTCCACTTAATCTTTCGAGCTTTTCACGAAGTCTTTCAACCTCTTTGATACCAACAACAGAATCAATATCAAGCTCAAAGAAGTTCTTTACGTTCCACTTCTTAATGAATGCAGCATATCCTTCTACGTATTTATCGAAGTTAACTACACCTGCTCCCGACATAAATGTGAAAGCACCACTATCTAATAGGAAATTCTGAAAATTGCCTATCAATCGAGGAAACTCTTTATTATTCTGTAGATAATAGTAAGTTTCCAATATATTTAATCCTTCCCAATCGGCATCCTTGCCGTTCTTTACTGGGTGTTCACCTGCTAAAAAAACTTCCATAGCCTTTTCATAAACATAGGGTCTGCTTAAAGTCCCTGCTATATATAATTCCATACTAACACTTTTCCAAAACTTACTAAGATTTCCAGTAAGCCACCGCCGCAAGATAGACTTCCATATCTCTATTATTTTATTTCCACACCTTCGTATTCGGAAACGGCAGACTTGATAATCTCCTTAATCTCATCTACCTTATCTTCCAACTCTTGTGGAATATGGACGGAGAGCTTAATATCTTTAACTTTGCTCTCGGTATTTTGGGCATCCTCGAATAGCTCATCAATATCGGTATCATCCTCATCGGTATTGAGAAAAGAGCAATCAACACCCCAATTCTGCAAATCATCGGTTTCCCATTCACCATTGGCAAGCTCATCCCAATCCCAATTACCTGCTTGCACGTTATCCTTGATAGCATACTCCTTGATTTTCTGAATTGGGGTATCGGTCTTCAAGACGAAACAAGGCAGCTTATCGAAGTTCGTATTTCCACCGATGCGTAACTCGTTAGCCACTCTGAGGCGCATATTACCGCAGATGGTGACGTATGTACCATCCTCCAAGCCATAAACCATCAAAGGCTTGTACTCTAAGAGCTCTGGGCTATCGGCGAGTGACTTGACGAGCTTGTCGTGCTCGCTCTCCTTTAAGTAGCGAGGGTTCTTTGGAACGCCATCAATCTGCCCCTCATTATAGAGGAGCTTTGTAATGTCAATCATTTCACGAAAACCCAGCTTTACTAGAAGCTCATCCTTTGCGATGGATGGGTTCTGTGAGATTCTCTTTTCTCTTGCCATAATTTTATTATTTAATAATTATTATTTGCAAAGTTACGGAGATTATTCGGGTTTTAATAGAAAATAATAGGTTGCGTGTAAACAAATAAAAAAGCTACCCATATAATGAGTAGCCTTTGAAGTTATCATAAAATATTATACCTATTATATATAAGAAAAGCAGCTACCTATCACAGGCGGCTGCTTATAGACTAAAAACTAACTATTATTTTCAATTAACCAAATCTTAACTAATACATATAGTTATGACACCTCAGAACCTATATTCCACAATTTCCGTTTTGCTGATGCAAAGATACAAAAGAAAGCGAGATACAGCAAATAAATGCCATATCTCGCATAAACAATCTTACTTTTCCTCAATCTGTTTAGAGACGTTATCTGCTCGGAAATCCTCAATCTGCTTGGAGAAAGGTGTGAGCTTATCAAGCTGCGCCTTAACAGAGAACTCTTCTCCGATAAAGGCAACACCTTCGTGAATCTTCTGCAAGGCGGCAAGCTGCTTCTTAGTAGTGACAACAGGGTTGATGTAGATACAACCTTTATGGGTCTGGGCGAACCGCCGACACTCAGCACCGCCGCCGTAGATAACAAATAGCGGCTCTTTGCCCTCTGCCCAATCGCTTGCGATGGAATATTCAAAGGCGAGGTTATTCAGTCTGTCCGAATATCCACGGGTAGCGAAGGCACGCCATCCACGAGGTACGCCAATCATATTGAGGCGATAAAACTTCTGCGCCACGTTGAGGTCAACGAAGATACCGATACCCTTACCTTGCATACAACGGGCAATCCAACGTTTCTTGTAGATAGCCTGCAAGCCGAAAGATACGGGCATTTCATTATATAGGGAGAAGTTCGGCTCAACGATAACGGCAGGGTGATGCTGCAATATCTTCTCAGGGTGCTCGTAGATAGCTGAGAAGCGGTAATCATCGGTATAGAAGTGCAAAGAGCCTTCGCCATTGAGATTGAAGGTTCTTTTCTGTTCGCCGAAGCAGAGGAAGGGTGACTGACACTCCTTGGCTTGCATATCAATATCGAGTATCGGAATCTCTAGGTCATTGTCCGTTGGGAAGAGCTGGTCGGGCAGGGTAAGCTCATAATCTGTTCTTTTCATTCTTTGTTACTTTTTAAGAGTTCTACGATTTGGTTATATATAGATAAGGTGTACTTATCCTTTGACTGAACGTATTGCATATACTTTCGTGCTTGGTTGATTACGTTTGCTCTGGTGCGGCAGAGTAGGCGAGCCGAGCGGTCGGGGTGAATGCAATAATCACGGCTTATGAGGCAATATAGTCCTCTAAGAGTGTTGAGCTTGACGGTCTTCACCGCAGAGCAAAGTTCCATGAACGTAACCTTGCCTACCTCACATACCGCTTGCATGATGCGGTCGGAGAGTTCATACTGCTGATATTGATTGTATATCATACGCTATTACTTATTATTTGGTTATTAATAGAAAATATAATGCAAAGTTATAAAAATCTATTAAAAAGCGAATAGAAACTATTAATTATTTTAAATTTATTAATAGAAAAGTTGGTTATTTGACAGATTTTTATTAATTTTGCGGTGTGTTTAAGAAAGAACACTATCACCTAGCAAGCTTATGGGGAGCTTTCTAACGTGTAAGAGTTTGGATTTACGTGAGCCGCAAGGCTACTAAATACGGAGCAGCAGAGAATCCCCATTTCTTTGCTGCTCTTGACTTTTTAAAGCATCTGTAAAATGGAGATACGCAGAAAGATATTGAACAATATGTATTGCAATCCCGAGTTAAGGAAAGCAATTGCATTTTCCCTTTTCATTAAGACAAGGGTCAAGTCTTCTGCCGTGCAAAGATGGAGCATCAATAAGCTTCACGAAATCACGGGAGTAAGTGCCTGTGCTGTCCGTAAGCGTATTGATACCTTGAAGGCTCTGGGCTTGGTTGAGTTCACGGGCAAGAATAATCGTTGCCTCGTCTTCAAGTCTCTAAAAAGTCATACCTCTCACAGGAACGTCCTCGTTCCTAATATCGAGTTTATCTCAAGGAATGATTCTAAAAAGAATGCCTATGCACAGAATGTAAAGTTCATAGAAGATACCTTATCTGCTATGCTTATCATTGATGTACAGAATCGAAAGAATTACGCTAAGCAAATGATTCAGCAGTCTAAGCACCCTAAAGGCTTAAAAGAGTTGAAGGCGGCTAAGAAGGTTTGTAATCGTTTTGGCTACGGCGATAAGTTTAGAGAGAATGGTATATCATATAAGTATATAGCTGAGAAGTTAAGCGTAAGCGTACAAAAAGCTTTTGATTTGGTAAAGTTTGCGGTCAAAAACGAGATTTTATGCAAATACAGAAACATAGAAAAGCGTTTTTTATCCTCTATTGACTATATAAAGGATATGATACTCAATAACTATACTTATATCAAGGGAGGGATAGTCTGTAGGGTGTATGCTAATACCTATGAAGTAATGGAAGGCTCGCCTTCGGCTCGCTTCGCTTCCGTGGTGGTATATAATTAGATTATAAAAAACTAAGATTTTGTTTAACGTTTAAATATAGGAGATACAGAAAATGATGTCAGAAAAACAATACGAGGTAGCTTGTAAGGGTGTTATCATTCAACTTAGAACTGCTCAAAAGCTTCATTGCAAGCACATGGAGCAGAAGTATAAAGAGGCTTTGGAGAAGTTAGAGAAACGCTTCTTAAAGCCGGATGCCGTGGGCTGCTTCGATTTGGGCGCAAGGGTATCAAATAGTTATTATCATCTTTAAATGGTTAAGGTTATGGAAGCAAAAGTAGAAGTAAAGACAATTCCTTTGCATGGATTGTTTATCCATCGCAAGCAGGTTTGGCGTTCTCTAGGTAAGCTGAGAGCTGAAAGTCGTTCTACATCAGCGCAGAAAGTATTTATGAATGAGCATAATACTGAGGTATATACCGAGAATGCAGATTTCATTGATGGCTTGAAAGTCACTCCTTATGATGGTGAGCTGCCCAAAATATCAAAAAACGTTGGTAGTATGAGTTACTACCAGTATTGTTTAACGCAAAAATTGGTTTAGTTATGGAAACTGAGATTAATATTGTGGAAATTCTAAAGGATAAGCCGCAAGGAACGAAGTTATATTCTTCCGCTTGTGGTAAATGCAAGTTAGAAGAAGTGGATGATAAAAGTTTCAAAATATCCTTCTATAATTCAAAATTTGGTTTTATGAATGGTGGAGAAGGGCATCTTGATAAAAACGGCAAATTGTATGATGATGGAGAATGTGTCGTTTTTCCATCAAAGGAAATGCGTGATTGGCGCAAATTCGATTGGAAAAAGGGCGATGTCTTGGTTAATAAAGATGGGGATGTATATATTATATTTGAAAGATTTGTCGATGATACATATTGCTCTTTCTTAGGGAAATATTATCTTTGGAAAGAGAATAATGATACAGAACAGTTCTATGAAAAAGAACGATTGCTAACTTCTGATTTCCAAAAAGCAGGTAAAGATGCTGCTCAAACCTACATCAACACCATCGAGGAACGTTTGGGTGGTAAACTCAATCGTGAGAGCTTGGAGGTTGAGAAAACTCAGCCAAAGTTCAAGGATGGAGATATAGTAGCCCTTGTGGTACGAAAATGTACACATATTGCTATATTCCAATCGAGACAAGGAGCATATATAGGATTCCATGCAGTTCTTTGCCAGAATGATGAGCTTCTTCTAGAAGAACCATTCAGAGAAGATGTTGGAGATATTGAACTTCGCCTTGCTACGGACTCAGAGAAGCAGCAACTCTTTGAAGCATTAGCTAAGGAAAGCAAACAATGGGATGCTGGCAAGAAAATGATTATTGACTTGAAGCAAAAAGTCGAGCTGAAGCCATTCGATAAGGTGTTGGTTAGACATCAAAAAACTGAGGAATGGCGTGCAAATATATTTAGCCATACAGATAAGACAGATGAATATCTTGACTATGTATGTGTTAATGGTAGATGGGAGTTCTGTATCCCTTACGAAGGCAATGAATCATTGTTAGGTACAACTAATAACGTGGAGGGTTAGATATGAAGAAAATTAAAAGTAAGACAGTTCGTAACTATGTTATGAACGATATGGTGTGGAAGGTTGATATGCCAAGGCTATTGAAAGAGATAGCAGAGTGTTCGAAAAGCACTCCTTATCCTGTAACTTTTACGATTTTGGCAAGTGTGCTTGGAATACTTGCAGAAAGGGCTATTGAGATTAATGACCCTGCACTTAACATCATTATGATGAACCTTGGACTTTACGAAGGAGTGCATGATAAGAACGCAGGTGAGGTTATATCTAAACAACGCAAGTTGATTACTGATAATCAGAAATAGGAGACATAAATATGATAGACGATAAGAAAACAGAATCTGCAAAGGAAGAAATCTATGAAGATAGATTTCTGTTAAATGGCGAAGAGGTAGTCTTCAATGAAGACGAAAAGGAAGAGATGTTCTATGAAGGGGACATTAAGGAAGCTATCGGGCTTGGTGCTAAGTGGGCTATCAATGAGTTTTTGAACGATTTGAATAAATTGCTTCATCCTGCTAGCGAAGTTCCTAGAAATGATAACGGAAAGATTCTCGCATTCTCAAAAGTGAATAGTAATATAAAGCTCTACGATATGAACGCTATGTTAAATGAAACTGCTTGCGACACATATCAAGAAATGTGGGAAATTAGAGTTAGAGCATATACTTTTACTGATTGGGTATTTGTGGAAGAACTACTTGATTTAATTGTCAAAGGAGGTGAGTAATGAAAGAGCTTAAAGATTTAGTTGAGGGCGATGAAGTACTAGTTACAGGTATGTCTCATAGACATATCGCCAAGGTTGATAAAGTGACAAAGACTCAAATTATTGTAAATAACGCTAGATTTAAAAGAGATTCTGGCTGGCAATGCGGTAGTGATAGATGGAATGTTAGAAGAATATCTGTTCCTACAGAAAAGGAAATATCAGATGTTAAAGAAGAGAATCTTCGTAAGACTCTCATCTACGCTATCAGTTCTTTTGATTTCAAACGCTTATCAACAGATGAGTTAAAACAAGTGTACAATATTGTAAAAGGCAAAGAAAATGAAAGAAAATAAACACTCGTTAGAGATAAGTCGTGGCTACTTTGGCGAAACTACCCTTGATGGTTATCCTATAGCTACATATTCAAATGATGAATTGAATATTCTAAAGAACCTGCTAGAAAAGGTTCTGTGTGAAGTAAATGGATATATTCATCTTTAGAAAAGTAAAGCGTATGGCACAGAAAGAATTTAGGAAACCACCTCGTTATATGGTGGGTGATATAGTTTATAGTCACGGATTTATTTGTATTGTCTGTAGCATCTATCCGTTCAATATAGATTATTCTTACGACTTGAAAGTTATTGATGGGCAAAGCTTGGGCAAAATTTGTCAAAATGATATTATGCACGTTCATATTTGGGAAGAGTTTCTTAAAAAGAATGGATGGACATGTTATCGCTCTGAAGGAGAATGTTTTGGGCATAGGTGGTATAAACACCAAGAATACCCTTTCACTTTGCGATATAATAATTTCTTGGGAATTATCGGAGTATCTTTCAATGACGGAAAAGACGATACTGTTATGATAAAATGTGTAGATGAACTCCAACATATTCTTTTTGGCTTGCAATTAGATAGCAATTTAAAAATATAAGCGTATGTATTTTGAATATAGAATAGTCAAAATTGAGAAAGGTTTGTTTCTCATCGAATATAAGACCGCTCCTTATGGAGTTTGGCATGAAGTAAAAAACAAACAGTTCAAGACTAAGCCAAAGGCAGAAGCTTGGGCTAGAACGAATTTAGTTTAATGAAGTAAAGCGTATGGAAAAGTTAGAATATATTCCAGGAGATTTGGTTTTTCACTATATACCAAAAACCACAATAAAAAAGTATGTAAAAGTATATGTTTGCTCTACAAACAATGCCTTATCATTAGAAGATATGGATGGAAAATTATATGATTATATTGGGGTGTTATATCCGATACCTATCACTCCTGAGATTCTAGAGAAGAATGGCTGGAAGAACGATGGCTATGATTGGTATAGATTGCCAACAAAAAGAGCTTATCTGTATATAACAAAAGATATAACAACTTTGGGTGAGTTCTTGGTGTGCGTAGGTCTAGACAGACACAATCTTGCTAGTGTTAACTTTGTTCATCAGTTACAGCACCTTCTCTTCGGTCTAGGACTTAACTCAGAAATGGAGGTGTAGGTATGGCAAAGTGTCCTTTTAATAAATATAAAGAGTGTCAAGAATCAGATTCGAGATATTGTTATTGTACTCTTCCATGTGATGTGTATAATAATTATAAGAATAAGTTGTTAACTTAAAAGTATAGAGATATGAAATTAGGAGAACTCAGAAAAATCATAGCAGATATAGACACAGTATATGATAATTGTGATGTAACTTGTTATGAGAGCAATGGTAATTTAGGATATGCAAGTATTGCAACTACTGCTTATCTTGGGAAGACGTATGTAAATCAAGGCTATCCTATACGTAGAACATTTCAAATTCAATTTGAATTACCAGATAAAATTAAAAATAATTATTTAAAGTAACTAACCGCCCTCGGGCATAATTTTAAAGATATGACAAAAGAAGAATTAAAAGCAAAGGTTGCCAAGCAACAAAGTATTATCAATGATGCTAACAATCAGATTTGTTCTGATGTGAAGGAGTACATCGAAAGTCTACCATACAAGGTTGGTGACAAAGTGAGCTGCTCTAGATGTGATGTTTGTTGGATTGCAAGCATTATTCCAGAACGAAATTGCGCAAGATATTCTGGTATGATTGAGGTAAGAATCAACCCTGCTAAGAAAGATGGCACTCGCTCCAATAGAGAGTTTGTATTATGGAGTATGGAAATTGATAGTATCAAGAAGATTGATTAATCGCTTTTAGACATAAATAGTAATTATATGAAATTAACAAAAGAGCAGAAAGAAATATTATCTAAAATCGCTGATATTAAACAGGTCATTCTGAGTAACCATTTTGATATAAGTGATTTGACAGAACAGTTGATTAGCACACTTCCTTTTAAGGAAGGCGATATTGTGTTATATTATAAAGATGAGCCTTATATGGTTAGCAAGATTGAGCCTTGGGACGAAGGGATGGACACTTCTCATACATATCGTTATTATGGCAATATACATCTGGTTCTTAACAAAATATGCAAGGATGGTCATCCATCTAGAAGAAACCAAGATAATTATCTATTATGTTCTACTGATATTGAGAAGTTTAAACTTGCAGAAGATGGCAAGACCGTTCGTTTGTAACATAGTTTAGTAATCATCCTGCAAAGGATATAAATAGGTAGTAATATGAATATAGACAAATTAGAAAGAGCTAACATTTTAGCAAAAAGCTTGATTCCTAAAGTAGATGAGCTTTTGAATATGTCTTCTCATTCGACAAACATTGCTCACAGTATTTATGGATTATCAGAATGTGACGAAGAGTTTAAAACTAAATTCAAGCAGCTTCTGAATGAAACAAAACAGAGATTTCAGAAAGAGTTTGACGAGCTTTAGTAACTAACCATCCTGCAAAGGATATAAATATAAGTAATATGATTAAGACAGTTCCAGACCCTACTTTGATGTGTGAGGGATGTGTGTATGATGGTAAGTTTGAGTGTATTCAACATGCATGTTGTGCAGACCCAAACAATCCCGTTAAGTACATTGAAGTAACAGATTAACTAACCACCCTCTCCTGTAAAAGGGAGAGGGTAAAAAAGAAAGAAATATGGAAGAAAGAAGAATATTAATTACTTATGATAAAGCTAGAGAGTGGTTTAATGGTGATAATGAATCACTTAAAGAAATTGCTCTTAAAGCCTTTAGTGAAAGAGAATTAATACATAACTTTAGAGATATTACAACCTTCAAGAAAGCTTGTGATGAACTTGGTTATAACTATGATGATATTGTATCTAAAGTAAAAAGTATAGCTGAGATTAGTAAAGCTTCTGCTGCTATGTTCAAATTGAATATCATCAGAAAGGCACTTAATCTTAGATACGATATGCACATTAGTAAAAATGTAGAGGATGAAAACTATAATCACAATCCTTTTTTGAGACTTGTTATAAAGGGTTCAACTTGTCGTCGTAGTGACTTAGATAGAAATAAACAAGAAAAACTTGGTGAATTTATAAGTGAAGGAATTACTTATGAAATTTTTGATGGAGGCGATAGCTCTTGTTGTGACTTTAAAGGTTTGAGTGACTTTTATCCTGACTCTCAAATTGGTTATGTTAATGCTGATAAAGGATTTCTGGGTTGCGCTACAGAAGATGTAAGTAGGCATCTTGGTAAATACTTTGGTATGCTTATCATAGAAGCTATGTATGCTGATATGGTAGATTTTGAGATTATTGAAGAGAAATATAAAATATAATCTCTCCTTGACAACAGGGAGAGGGTAAAAAGAAGAGAATATGGCAGAGATTATTTATTTTGGAACAAATGGGTGTTCCGGTCATTATCCTATTGGCATCGATAAAGTGCTGACCTCGGCAGAATATGGAATGTGGCGCGAATGCGATAATGAAACTTGGATAGATAATATCCGAAAGAATCCTGGTCGTCACCTCATCAAACATCATGGAGAGGTTTACACAAACTATGGTGTTCCGTTCTCTGTAGATGAAGACAGAGTTGGTGGTCATACCGAACTGTTTTGGAAAGGCATTCATACGAAAGAAGAAATCGTCAACTTGATAAAGAATAATCAGTTTTTGGCAAGGCAATTCAAAATGGATGAGGCAATTAAAGATGTGGCAACAGTTTGTTGTGTCAGTTACGAAGATATTAAATCTGCGATAAACATGACACAAGTATTCGCAGGTGGTAAAAATAAGAGAATATGAAAGCAGCAGAAGCAAAAAGAAAGTTGTGTGAGATTAGAAGCAATCTTACAGACGATGAACAGAAGCAAGCGATTTGGATAGCAATTAGAGCTATTGACACTTGCACTGAAAATGGGTTTATTGTAGAAGATTAATATAAATGTAAGTAATATGATAACGGAGAAGATATTAAAAGAACTTGGATTTGAAAGGCATCCAGCCCTTAATTCCACAGAATTTTGGGATTTATGGTTATCTGATAATACATATAACGAGAAAGAGCATAAATTTAATAGGGTTCTTTATATTAAAGTAGATTTTTATGATACTGATAATTCTTGGTATGCTAGTAGAAATAACTATATTAAAGATGGTAGTTGTAATGTTAGATTAGGATTAGGTCCAGGTGGTCCACATGATTGTTCTGAAGAATTTCCTTTGCTTAGGAGATTAAAAGATGCAGAGAAATTAAAAGCATTAATAGAAATTTTAAAAGGAGGGTAAGCAATGAGTAAAGAAAAAGCGATTGAGTATATTAAACGTGCTATGGATTGCATAGACGAGTTACCATTTTCCGATAATGGAATGTTGGCTTTCTATGATTTAGAAATAGCACTTAAAGAGTTGGAGGATAGAATATGATAAGAGAAGAAGTAGAAAGTAATATAGAAAAATGGCGAGAAATCACCAGACCTTTTATAGATAAAGCGGTCAAATTAAATGTAAGACGCGATGAGTTACTTCGAGAAATGGAACAACTTCAAGAAGACTGTATTAAAGCCTTGCCTGTTAAAATCGGAGATAAAATTATGGATGAAGATGGGCGTGTGGGTTGGCTTTCCAAAATAGTTCCTTATCGTTCACCATCGGAAAGGTTTATGAGAGCAACATTACAATTGACTCTCTTCTTCCATATGGAGAAAAAAGATGGTACTCGTGACGATCGTGAGGTTTATGTTCATGGTCTCCCAATCAAACTATAACTAATATGACAAGAGAAGAATTACAAAATAAACATGGCGATGCTATCTGTGAGTATTGCAACAAAAACATTATTTCAGAATATAACATCGGCATAGGTTGGCTTTGCGAAGGTCAGTATTGTGAGGAAGCACAAGATGGCTACGCAGCAGAAAATAACATAGAGTTGGAGGATTAAGTATGACAGAAGAAATTTATAACAAAGCTACATGCTTAAGAAGTATTATTGAAAAAGAAAAGAAAGTTCTTAAGTATTGGGAGGATGCAATAGATGCAACAGAAGAAACCATCACATTGTCTGATGGACTAAGCAATTGGAGAGAAAGAACTTCCATTTTTATGTTTATATCTTTTAAAGAATTGAAAGATATGGCTATTGAGAGACTTACAAAGAGTTTAGAACAACATCAAAAAATGTATGAAGAATTATAATGGAGGACTAAATTATGGACAGGAATCAAGCTAAAGAATTTTATCCTATTCTGCAAGCTTATGCTGAAGGAAAGGTAATTGAGAGTAGGACAAAACCGAGTACCGTAAAAGGTACAGATGTTCCGAATGATTGGACGGAAATGAAAGAGATTGAGTTTTGGAATAATACAGAGTATCGCATCAAGCCAGAATCAAAGTACCGTCCTTTCAAGGATACAAAAGAGTGCTGGCAAGAAATGCAAAAGCATCAGCCATTCGGGTGGATAATAGGAAAGGAAGATGAGCATCATTCCTTAATTACTTCTATTATCGCTGACGAAGAAGAAGTTGATATAAATGGTATCAGTGGATTCGTTTTAGATGAAATCATGGAACATTACACCTTTGTCGACGGACTTCCGTTTGGCGTAAAAGTGGAGGAATAGTTATGGCATGGGTAGCAAAAGATTATATCGGAGAATGGATATTCAACTGCAAGCCTGATATGTGGGCTGGTGATTGTATCGAACATAATTATTGGTTACCACAAGATAGATATGGAGCTTATGGTTTTCAACTTCCACAAGGTAGCATTAAAAAACTCATCGGAAGAGAATTATCTTGGAAAGATGAGCCAGTAAAACTTAAAGAAGAATAGCTTATGTATAGACCAATTACAATGTATCAGATTGTTTGCGATAGATGCGGAGGAGTATTTGGCGGTACAGATACTTGCTCTGCACTATTCTACGACAAAAGTACCGATATTGAAGACTTCTCAAACTGGAAGATGATTGACGGTAAACACTATTGTCCTGTGTGCGATGGGGTGAGGTCATTAATGGAGTGTATACCTTTAAAGAAAAAATAGTTATGGCAATATATAGAATAGTAGATATGTATCGTAAAAGCATGGCTGTTAAAGGCATACATTACGATTCTCAGGATAATCCAATCCTTGCTTATCGTGTAGATAAGAGACATTCATTGTTATTTGGACTTATCCATTATTGGGACTATGGCGCATATAACCTTTGCCCAACGTATTTGTTTTCTTCTATCGGTAAAGCAAGAGAAGCTATATTAAAGGTAGATAAAAGTAAAAGAATAACAATTTTATATGAATAGCTTATGAAAATAAAAAACATAAAATTCAAGGCAAAGCAGCTCAACTCAGGAAAATGGTTTGAGGGCGATTTAGTACGTCTTGGGAATAGGGTATGTATAGGAGGAGACCATATAAAAGATGGTATAACTGACGTTGACCCTTCTACCGTCTGCCAATTCACAGGGCTAAAAGACTGCAAAGGCAATGAAATTTGGGAGCACGACCTAATACATTTCGTAGGGTATAAGCCTATAGGCGAAGTAATTTGGTCAGAAGAGGACTATGCTTTTATGGCAGCCAGCGAGAATGAACCTCTTTATTTGCTTCCACATGTTCTGGAAATTGGTAAGATAGAAAGAGTTGGAAATAAATTCGATAAAAAGAAGTAGCGTATGGAAAATAATATGTTTGAAGATATTGTCGCTGAAGGCAATATAGTTGTGATAAATAATGATTGGATTGTGTTATGTAAGCGTTGGAGACCAGAGTGTTACAATCTCTTCTGCTATCTTTATCTTCATAAGGAAGATAAGAATTTAATGGTAGGCTCTCATTTCACAATGACCGAGGATAAAAAGAAATCTACTCGGTTGGCTACCAACGAGGAGCGTCTTATGCTTTTTGAAGAAATGTTCAAGTATGGAATTGCTTTCGATAAGCACGACCATCATTTGATTGGAAAGTTATGGTAATTGTAAGATAAAATAGTGTATGGAGAAACGAATAATTTTAGACGAACAAGATATGAATGAGTTTACAAAGATTTTCGCAAAGACAATAGAAGATGAAGCTATCAAGCAGATAGAAGTTCTATCCAATAGCGATGCTTACTCTGGTTGTGAAATAAGAATAATGCCAGATTGTCACGCAGGTAAAGGCTGTACTATTGGCACGGTGATAGAGCTGGACAAAAGAGTAGTTCCTAACACCGTAGGAGTAGATATAGGTTGCGGAATGAAAGTCGTTAGACTTGGTAAAGTTGATATTGACTTGCAGAAATTTGATGAAGCAGTCAATAAGTTGATTCCGTCTGGTTTTTATGTCAACGAGGGAGAAGTATCAGCCTACATAAACGGATTGGTTGATGGTTGTATGTTTGGCAAATTCCGTGCTTGGGATTGTCTTGACAGCATGGAAATAGTATATCGTTCTGTTGGTTCTCTTGGTGGGGGTAATCACTTTATAGAGTTAGATGCAAACGAAGAGGGTGAGAAGTTTCTTGTGATACATACAGGAAGTAGAAACCTTGGAGTTAGGGTATGCAACTATTACCAAAACCTTGCTTACCAGTATTGCCACAAGAAGGCTGCCGATAAGTCTGAGGTTATTGCCAAGTTGAAAAGCGAAGGAAGAGAAAAGGAAATACAGAGTGTTATCAAGTTGTTAGGTACTAGAACCATTAGCAAGGAACTTTCTTACTTGGAAGGTGATTTGCTCAATGACTACCTCAATGATATGCGCATAGTTCAAAAATATGCTGAACAAAACAGAATGATTATCGCCAACAGACTTGTAAATGCTTTAGGTGTAGATATTGATGCTAATTCAGATAAGTATTCTTTTACAACCATTCACAACTATATAGATACAGACAAGGGTATATTGCGAAAGGGAGCTATCAGTGCAAAAAAGGATGAGGTAGTCATTATCCCAATGAATATGCGTGATGGTTCTCTTATCTGCAAGGGAAAAGGTAACAAAGATTGGCTATGCTCTGCCCCTCATGGCGCAGGTAGATTAATGTCTCGTACACAGGCAAAGAAAGAGTTATCTATGGATTCTTACAAGAATGAAATGAATGGTATTTATTCCACATCAGTTTGTGAAGAAACCATTGATGAAGCACCTATGGCATACAAGCCAATCGAAGAGATTGTTGAGTTAATCAAACCTACGGTTGATGTCATTGATGTCATTAAGCCAATTTACAACTTTAAAGCAAAATCATTATGAGCAAGGAAACATTTGACTTCTCGGAGGCTCTGAGAAGAATGAAGGAAGGAAAGAAAGTGAGAAGAATCGGCTGGGGTATAGTTGACAAACTATGGATAGATAAAGATAAAAATATCAACATTTTCTATAAAGCAACAACACATTCTTCGGAAGGTTTCATTCATATTTTTCCAAGTTGTTGGAGTTATTTCACTTGCGAAGATATTCTTGCAACAGACTGGGAGGAGGTGGAAGGATGAAGATTAGATTAGCAAAGAAGATAATGAAAGCAGACACTTATGCTGATTATCCAAGTAAGCATCCTTTACCTTACTGGAAAGCGAAGTTTAAGGAAGCTTATAACGAGAATGGTTGTGTTATGTTCTGTGAAGGTTCGAGCAAGTGTAAATATCGCAACAAGTTCGACCATCGTATCAAAAAGGCAATAAGTTTAACAAAATAAGTAGCGTATGAAGAAGATTATATTATTATTTGTATCGGTTATATTCCTGCTCGTTTCTTGCAACGATAACAAAGGAATTAATGTTCCTACATCAGACTCTATTAATGAAATTAAAGTAGAGAAGCTATTTGTTGTGGATGGTATAACCGTATATCGTTTCTATGATGGTGGCAGAGTGGTTTATTTTACCAACAAAAAAGGTGTGGTAAAGGCTCTTCATGACGAATATGACCCTGTAACAAAAACCACAAGAACAAAGGTAGTAGAAACTTTATGTAACGAAGAATAGTTATGGTTAAACCTTACAGAATCAAGCATAAGGCTAGCGGATATTTCTACCAACGTTACAACGGAAGTAACCTTGGTAAGAAAGGCAAGGTGTATATGAATAATCAATCACCACTTACAATGTGTGATAATGAGAACTTTATATGTATTCAGATTCGTCACAACACTTTAGCTTATAAGGCATTGAAAGATATGCTTGCTAAATATATTATAGGTAAAGATGATGAGTGTGAATATCATAGTACATCTTACAGAGTTCCAAAAAGTGAATTTGAAAAAGAAGAATTATAGCGTATGGAAAAGAAAGTATTGACCCTCACCGTCAGTAAGCAATGGTTCGATATGATTGCGGACGGAAGAAAGAATGAAGAGTATCGGATGATTAAAGGTTACTGGACAGTTCGACTTTATGATGTTTTTGCAAAAAATCCTACGAAGTATTTGATGGATAAAAAGATAAGCGGAGATATTGATTATCTAAAACTGATGATACGTTGTAACCATTTTATCGCAAAACAATATACCCACGTTCTCTTCATCAACGGCTACCGCAAGGATAGCCCACGAATTGAGAAGGAGATTGAGAGTATCACCATCGGTAAGCCTAAAAAAGGTCTTTGCCCCGACAAATGGCTTGATACTGAGTTTTTTATTATTAAATTTAAGTGATATGAATTACATACAATGTGATGAATGTAAATATAGATTAGTCTGTAACGGAGAGCCACTTACTAGTGGAAGTACAGGAAGTTGCGACCATCGTGTTATCAGCAATACTCCTATATTTCCAAAGATTAAAACACCACCAGATGAAAGATACGCTGACATTTGGAATTGGTGAATATTCATAAATTAAGTTTAAGGGATATGAAAATAAAGAATTTACCTAAGAAGATTTATCTCAATATCTGTAGCAATGAAGATGAGGTAGATTACAATGAGCTGAACGGGGTAACGTTCAGTACAGAAAAGATTGGTGTTACCGATTGTGATACAGAAAACGTTCCTTACGTGAATGCTGCATCATTATGGCACGACCTAAAGGAAGAGAAGCCACCATTAAAAAAGTGGGTAATGTTCCGATATAGTGGTAGAGGCGTAAATCCTACGTCTCTTCACCACGGAGCGATGAGTGATGATGGATGGATAGTCACTAGAGGAGACGGAACACAGCGTATTGAAGTTCTGTATGAGTGCTACGATAAGATTGAGTGGCTTGACTTTGATGAACTAAAATAATGATAGTATATGAAAGCAAAGGATTTTTTGAATGCCATGCAAGTCATGGATGAGTTTACGGAATTAGTATCTTGTGTTTATCCCGATAAGTATAAGATAGTTTGTATGAAGCATGGGATAGATGAACGTGATGCTATGGATATGTACTCCTACTTACAGAAAATGAAGAGTGGTGAGTATTGGCGAGTTAGTAATAAGCCAAAAGATTATATTGAACGTGTATTGGCTATGGCAAATGAGGCATATAGCCTTTATACGAACAATAGTTTAATTTTAGATATGGCGAATTTTGGCGATGATTTAACTAGAATCCTTGTAATCTTCGAGAAGGAATGTAAAAGAATTCAACATGAGTTTGACCTCAAAGAACAAGGGACGTATGTTGCTATTGCTGAACTTATTAGTAATGGTTATTCTGTTGTGTCTGTTATTCGTCAATCAGATAGCATTGATAGTAAAAACTATGTAGGCGATAAAATAGATAAAAATCAGTCTCGTATTCCTATCTATGATGGCGATGTGATGCTCTGTTTCGTCAAAAAGCCTGAGTTTTGGAGCACAGACTGTTATGACTGCGGGCTTTATATCTGCGAGAAAGGTTCATACCATAAATTACTCTATACTCCAAACAAGGGGTATGTAAGACATGGCGAACCAGATACGGATGAAGATTTTGAACTTGATATAGAAGAGAATGCCTTCTCCAATTACATTATGACTTTGGGGCAGTCTTTTTATAAGCTAGGCAATATTCATACAGGAATTGGTTTCTTGGTAGAAAAACGTAATAATGACAAATAAAGAATTTTTTAATGCGTATCGTGGAAAGCCTGTTCTTTATAAGGGAAAGGATATTGGCGCATACGTGGCTGGGTATATTGAAGATAAGTATATCATCTTAGGATTTGATGATTATACAGGCTGCATTCTGTACTTCACATCTAAGGTGTATAAAACGCTTGGTGAAACATATAACTCATACCGATTCGCAAAGTTAAAGTATTTGGAAGTAATAGAATAATAAGAAAGGGTAGGGCGAAAGCTCTACCCCTTCTTGTTATATAGAACATAATCAATAACCTTTCGATTGGCTTCATCAATCCGTTGTTGGTCTTTTCGCACATATATAGAGGTTATTCTATGGCTATTCTTATGCCCAAGGCAGTCTGCAATAATATCCATACTGATACCAATCTCATAAGCAATAGTAGCAAAGGTATGTCTTGCCCAATAAGTAGTTACTTCGGGTATTCCTATACTTTTGCAGATTTTGCTAAGACATCTATTGTTGGCTTGGTCAAAGCTTAGATACGATGCTTTTCTATCGAATTGCTTTATCAGATGCTCTTTTCCTCTATATCGTTCAATAATCTCCATAGCCTCAGGTTCTACCTTTATATTATATAGCGTTCCCGTTTTTGAACGGCGATAGGAGATTCTGCCGTTTTCTATTTTTTCTAATTTCGATAGGTCTTTAACATTGATACCCATTAGATAGAAGATAAGAAAGAACATATCACGATGTTTAGAGCGGATAGGTGATAACTTTGCTTCATGCAATTTTCTTAACTGTTCAACAGTTAATGAGCGTTTCCTTGTTTCTTCTGATTTAATACTATACATATTAAAAACATATTCTTTAAGGACACCTTTTTTGCGAGCATAGTTTAAGATGGTTCGGACAATCCTTAATCTCATAGCAATGGTGTTTTTGCAATTTTTTATCTTTAGAAAATCAACGAAATCATCCAACCAGTCTATATCTATATCTTCAACCCTTAATGTGTCATAATCACAGAAATCTTTTATTCTGTTTTCTGCTGCGATATATATGCGTTTAGTTCCCTCACTTTCTTTCTTGGATAGAAATTCTGCCATCTGTGTTTTGAAAAGATGATTCTCGTAATCGGTTTTATCTTCTTCATTAGACAGATAAAGTGATAGCTTCTTATTAGAGAAGTAGCGCAGTTTGCCTTCTTCTTGTAACTGCACTATCTTATCATTGAGAAGGGAAATCCTTTTCATAAGCTTCATATTAATAACTCTCTGTTCGGGTATTCCTTTCACCTTCTCATTCTTAGCATCCCATTCATCTTCTTTCAGCTCATAGCCTGTGGGAATATAAATGGCACTATCTTTCCTTGCCACTTTGAACTTCAAAGGGAATCTGCCGCTATTCAATCGACGCCTTTTATCCAACTTAATTGAAATCTTAATCATAAGTATGTATCTCCTTTATTTGCACGAAATTTGCACGTTTTATTGCAAACAATAGCAAAGTATGCATTATTTTGATAATCATTCATAATGCAAAGATAACTATTTTTTTGCGGATTAATGCCTATTTAATAGTTTTTTTTGCATATTCACCATAAATGTTTCAATATTTTTTTTTATTTCAAATAAAAATATTACTTTTGCGGTTGAAATATTAAAATAAAGTGCATTTTGCACCGAAAAGAGAGAAAATTTTAAGCAAT